GTCCAAAGCACTTTCTGTTTCCGGTTGAATGGCAAGTTCACGATACTTAGTGATAAGTTGCGTTTCATTTCTGAATGTACCATCAAGGTCTACATATGTACCATAATAACCGGCACCAGCAACAGTGACAGCACCATCCTCATTTTGAGGTAGTGCGAATGTCTTTGTCTTGGGTCCGTTTAAATTTAGGTCCGTTTTATCCTTTTCGGGCGAACCTATCTCAAATCCAAATAAACGCAAATCACTATCCTTTTCTGTGATAGAAGGCCGGGGATTAACCCCGGCCAGTTAGTAGTATTTAGAAAGCCTGCATTAGAGATCCAGATGAGCCGGAGGCGTCTGTTGTCTCTATTGTTTCCCACCACTGGTAGGCAAACGTAACAGCAAATTCTTCAACATTGTCTGCACCCCAATCAAGGTCAATAGCAGAAACGTCAGTTGGAAAAGCACCAACAATTCTATACTGCTTAATTGGCTCACCGATCTTACTATACTGTGTAACGACGGCATCTTGCTGATAGCCACCGTCACCAGAAATCAAGGCTGGCATACGTAGATTGCTGACATGTGAATTAATGCCAGACATCCAACGCTCGAAAGAGTTTCTGATGGTGAAATCTTCATCGTTGATAACAGTGAATGACCAATCTGGAAATGTTCTGTTACCAGCGATTTTGATTTCACGACCGAAGTAGTTGAGACCGATAGAGGAGATTGAATCACCGGGTAGTGATGTTGATCTTGCTCTAAAGGTAACCTGCTGTGCAGCAGAACCGAATACACCAGGTGCATTACCTCCGGTTGCTGCTACTAGCGGGAATGTTAGCATAACGTCGAACAGGGACGCACGAGCGCCGTCTGTTACTAGTGATGCTCTAAATTCTTGAACATTAAAAGGCATTTTTAGTTTTCTCCTTTGCTATTATTTATTAGAATTTACCGATAACTTCGGAGAAAGCAACACCCGTTCTAACTGCTACGAAGTTAAGATGGATGAAGTTAATGCTTCTTGCAGGCTTGATATAAATGTCTCCGACAAATTCATTTCTATCAATAACCTCTGGTGTATTGTTGGTGGTATCACAAACAACACGGAAGTCGTAGACACCTCTACGGCCCTTAATGTCTCTTAGGTATGGCTCAACTAGTGCAACGAACTGGGCTCTGGTGAACTCGTCGTTGAACTCGAATAGTGAATACTTTGCAGCCTTTGAGATTGCCTTTTCAAGGACAATGAACAAGCGACGAACGTTGATACGGTCGAAAGCACTTGGCTTTGAAAGCATGGTCTTATCACCATACAGAACAACACCTTCACCCTTGAACTGTAGCACAGGGTTAACACCGTTCTTATAAAGAGTGTCACGATCATCCTTACCTGGATTCCAAGCAAGACGGGTAACGTTCTTAATATGACCACGGTTGAAACCTGCTGGTGACCACCATGGATCACGCTCAAAGTCGGTGCGGGCACATAGACCAGCAATGTCACCATTTAGAGGAACCCAACGATATGTATTGTTATACTTATCGAACTGCTTCTTCCAGTTAGAATCCATTACTGCGAATGATGATGAATTATATTCATTTCTCTTAGCAACAATATCAGTTGCTTCCTGACCAGCATTGTCAACGACATCTGCCTGATCTGGTGAAATGAATACAACACAGTCACGACGACCAGTGTCTGGTGAACTTGATGTACCACCAGCAATATTATCTACAACATATTCTGAAACAGTCTGAGAATGAGCACCAGTCATGATTAGTGACACGTCCCAAGTCTCTGAGTCTTTGAATAGATCGTAAGCAGTTGTCAACTGAGCGTCAGTTGCAACTGAACCAGTACCTAGTGTACCATTTGTTAGAGTTGCTGTATAGTATGTATTACCTTGAACAAAGTTAACACCACTTGCAGCAGAGCCCCAAGTTGCAGTATCTACAACATGATTTGCAGTATTAACTGCTGGATTGATACCATAGATAAACTCAGAACGACCATTGAGAACATTTACCCAATAGTTTGAAGAACCGTCATCAGTCTTAGCATCAGATGCCTTAGATACGTAAGCAAACTTTTCTAGAATTGTATTTGCAGTTCCAGAGAACTTACCTAGAGTATCAACAACGATAATATGCATTTCGTCATTAGCACCACCACGTGTTGAAACGTATGCTGAGGTACCTGGTACTGTAGAAAACTCGTCAGCATATTCCCATGCAGCATAGTCTAGTGGCTTATTAGAACCGGTATACATAGAAACTTTAAGTGAGTTACCTAGATCGCCTGCGTAACGTGCAGCGAAAGTGCCGTAATAACCTTGTGATGATAGATCAAGATAGTCTAGTTCATACTGATTCTGATTCTGAATTAGTAGACCTGTATTACCTGATGTAGCGTTTAGTGCGGAAATGGTATTAGCAGCACGGACAAGTTTTAGTGACTCTGCATAACTTAGAAAGTTTGCTGCTGTAAACCATGAGGTGAAGTTATCTGCGGTTGGCTTGTGGAACCAACGAACTAGTTCAAGTTCGTTACCAATTGAAGTTACTTCATTGATTGGACCCCAAGCAAAATCGCCGACAAATGCACCTTCTGTAGTAGAAACGGAAGGAACAATGGTCGTAAGATCGATCTCTGACCATGTTACTCCTGGTGATAAAGCATATGCCATCTTTTACTCCTTTTTAAGGTTGGAATGGTGTAAAATTCCATCTCACCTTATTTATCATTTTCGATGTTTTGAGAACTATAAACGAGAGTCCCACTGATAATTGAAATCATCAAATGGGTAGAGTTGTTCTCTCTCACTTCTCCATATATCACCATTCCCATCTTTTTCCACTACATCATCCAAACCGTTGTCAATGAAACCAAAAGGCACATTCTCCACATCTTCTAAGTATTGTAACTCTTTTTGTAGAACATATCTAATATCATTTGAAACTGTTTCTTTAAATAACTTTTGTGCAGTTAGCCATCCGAAGTGAACTAACGTCATTGCAAGGTCGTCATTTGATCCTTCTTCTGCCTTAAAGGTTTTCTTATCAGCAGCAAAGGAGAATAACTCTGTGATAGTATCCTCATCTTGTAATATGAGTTTATCACTTTCAACTAGGGTCTTTAAGTTAGCACAACCAATCATCTTAGACTGTGCGGTAATTTTCAAACCAAATGCTAACTTGTTCTTACCAGCAGCAAACCCACCGGAGGCTTGCATACCTTGTTTGCCTTTTATCTGAAACTTCAATAGATTCTCATAGTTTAGTTCGTAATGTAGAATGTCGGATACCTGCAAACCAATAGAGTTGATTTCAATGAGAACAAAGGCTTCGTTGTATTTCATTGCAGCAGAGTAGATAACTGCTGGCAATAGCATAGGACTGATTTCGTTGTTTCTATATTTAGCGACTTGTCTATAAGGTATTTCAGTAACGTCAAAGATAGAGAACGTTGAATAGTCTAATCCTTGTCCTTCCGATACGTCAGCACACAATACATAGGTGTGTTTTGGTATTGGTTGCTCAAAGATATCCATACATTCATTACGAGCAATAGGATCTTTCCAATGCAATGCTGCTAGTTTAGAACCAGAAATGAGTGTGTTGGATGATCCCAAGAACTCACAACCAAACTCTTGGTCGAACTGTCTTTGGCTAGTGTTTCTGATAGTTTCTTCTGCCCATGCCGAATCTCTACCCGGCACCATTGACCAGTGAATCTCAATCGGTTGATATGTGCTAGTCTTTTCGACTGCTTTTGTCCACATCTTATAGAATAGGTTCATACCGTTAGGAGTAGAAACGATAACAACCTTAGAAGTTTTACCAGATGAAATGGTAGGATATGTAGAGTTAAAGAACTCCTCAGCAATGTTATTGGGAACGAACGCAAACTCGTCCAGAAAGATTAGGTTGAACGAGAAACCACGAACAGATGAACCTGAGGTAGAGTCTGCTAGAACTCTTGAACCATTAGCAAGATAGATAGAACCTTTGTTCCATTCTTTGATGCCTTGCTTTAAAAACATAGGCAAGTATTCAAATGCTAGTTTTAGTTTCTGTAACAACTCACGGGCAGTAGGAGCACGGTTAGCAAGAATGGCAGTAACAAAGTTTTCATTAAACAATACTTGATGCAGAATGTAAGCCACACTAGTCGTTGACTTACCAACCTGTCGTGGTAGTTTGCATATAGAGAAACGATTGTCATGGAATGTTTGTAGCATCTTCTCTTGGAAGTCCCACATATCAAACGGAATCAAACCACGGTCAACGTTAATGATTCTGATATACTTCTTGGCAAAGTAAACGGGATCCTCAGCACACTTGATATATTCATCAAGTTCTTTTTGAGTAAAAGCGTGACGATATTGTTCGTTTGGTAAGTTTGGGTTATTCTGGTAACTGTAAGGTGTCCTTGCCATCTTCTTCTTTCTTACTCTTAATAGCAGACAACAATTCAGCCGCTGAGCCTACAAATACTGCTTGTTCCACGTTAATATGTCCATCGGCATTCTTCTTTCTAGGATCAGAATCCGGATCAGGTATCTTTAGGTCTTTCTTAGTTTTCTGTAACGCATAGAGGTCTTTTGACGTTTCACCAACAGTTTTGATGAGATTAGAAACAACCTCAAAACCCCTTGCACTTTCGTTTTGTCTAGCGATGACTGCGATTTCTTCGATTGCATCGTTACCCTTTTCTATTAGATTGCGGAGGGTCTTTCTTACTAGAATATAATCTTCATCTTCGTCTGTCAGTTCCTGCTTAGGTTCAGGCTCATAAGGGACTATCTCGTCCTTTTTTACTTCGATAGTCTCATGTTCGATACCTAATGCATCAGACAAATTTTTCTCAACGCCCATATTATAACTCCGTTTCAGGCCACTCTGTAACATCTACTGTATAACCATAATCATCATCTGGCTGTGCAGTCACAGGATCTGGTGTAATTTTAATCTCTGCTAGTTTGATAGGATTAACATCAAACGATTCGATTGTAGCAGTAGCATTTGTGGATACTGCATGAACATTACCACTTAGACTAAACTGACCTTGTGTTGCACCTAGAACTAGTTTATCCAAATCTGAGTTGTAGTTGATGACAACACCATATGCTGTTGCTGTATTATATGACGAACCTTGATAAACCATATCATCTGCTTTGAATGTGCCAGAAGCATTAGATAGGTTTAGTCTTGTTATATATCCTGCCTGTAGGCTAGGATCATTATAGATGTTAGCATATACGGTACGAATGATCTTGGGATATGAAATAGGACCATAGTAATAAGTTTTCATTGTGAAGTTTAAGGTCCAGTAAACATATCTTACAGAATCATAGTCACCTTCATATTCAATCTCATTGCTTACATTGTTTAAGATGATAGGAACGTCTTTGAGCATTCCTAGATCAGGAATCATGTTAGTTGTTACAGTAAAGTCTGGATTGAAGAACGGAAGAATCTGCTCAATGATATGTGTACCATCATCAATGTTACGTGCATATACGTTCAAAGAAAATGAAATGTCATAAGGTACACCCATATATGATGAGGTTACATGACTTGTCGTATTAGACTTTGCTGCTTTTAGTAGAGAGTTTTGCTTTCTCTGTGAATCATATGAGATACCTGTGATCTCAAAACTCATTCTAGGTAGAATGGCACCAAGTTGCTTTAGCAAATCAGGATCAGATAGAATACGAGTAACCATCTTCTCCTTAGGAGCATAGATGATAGGTACACGAAAGCGACTAACCTCTGCACCTGTCTGATCATTCTTTCTAATGATACTGATATCATCGAAAAGTCTACCAAATAGAACAACTGCTTTTCTCGTTAGTTGGTGATAGAAGTGTGGATTATGCAGCATTATGGTGTTCCAAATGGGTTAAGTTCTGTTAGATCAAGAATCAAGTCTGAGCCTGTATCCAGATCCTTATTGTCGTAAACATCATACACAACATAATCTGTCTTGTCGTCTGTTGATGATAGTCTATAGACAGCATTAGATGACTTGGCATACACATTTGAGTTTGCAGTAAAGTTTCCAGTAATATCATAAATGAATAGTGATCCGTTTGCTCTGAACCAATCCTTAACTGTAGCGTGTGCTGTAGAGTTTGCATATGTACGATCTGGACTTTGGAACACAATGTCCTTGTCCTCAAATAGTCCAGTGCCATTTGTATTGAGTGATAGTTTGATTGTGTAAGCATTATCAGCAGCGACATCATCAATCTCCTCAACACCCGTATCGATTTCTTCTTCTGAGTAACGGAATGCTTCGCAACGCATTTCATATACATAAGGCAATCTCTTGCCGAGTGAGTGGAACATAAGTTCTTGTTCAACGAACTTAATCTCAAACATCTTATGCAATACAGGAATGTAAATCAGATCACCTTCTTGTGGTCTAAATCTCATACCTGAAGGAATGAACTTAGCAAATGCTCTGCGTGAAATGATAAAGTTAGATGTATCTCTAATCTCTAATCCAAACTTAGAGAAGAAATCTGACTGACCTTCAAAGCCTTCAACGTTGGCTAGATATGCTTCAACCTGATATGCTCTATTGAATTTTGATTTGCTATACTCACCGAATATAGCGTCACCGTTATCAAATGATTCTCTGGGAATGTAATAGACATTATGACCCATAATCTGAATTGATTCGACAATGATATCTTCCATGAGCATATGCTCATTGTTCAATCTTGTCTGACTTGGGAATTGGTTGAAATATCTATTAACTGCCATTAGCCTACCAAGAACGCTGGGGGTGCTTCGTATGTATCTCTAATATTCTGTTCGACTTCCGCAATCTCTTTAACTGCTTCGTCAAAGATTTGCTGGCCGTTCATGGTAATGCCACCTGGTAGTTGCATACCTGCATACTTCTTCATGTTAACACCCCATTGTTTCTTAACATAAGCAGTTGCAAGTTTCTTTAGTAGACGGTCATTCCATACTCTTGTGTATGCAGAAGGATCGGTTACTACAAAGCCTTCGATAATAATATACTCACCGGCTTGAATGTCAGCACCCCAATCCATATCGATATAGAGTTTGTTTGTAAGACGATTGAAACGAATAGGTGTCTCACCAGTAAAGATTAGATCAAGAGTGGCAAGATGCTGCATAGTCAATGAATAGTTAACATATGATGTGGATGAAAGATCCCAAAGATCGTTTAGACGCAACTGATATCTAAGGTCGAACATATTCATAGCCATCTTGTTACCACCAACTTTAAGAACTCTAGTGGCACCAATCAAACCATCACTAACAGTAACATACTTGTTAGTAATGTCCTGTTCGGTCAACTGATGCTTGACATATGTTCTTTCTGTACCATTAAAGTGAAACTCGTTCCAGTATTCAAACGCCAATTCAACAGAATCGTCAACCTGAACATCATCAACGTTGATCTGGACAACAGGATAACCTAACTGTCTTAGACAAAACTCTTTAAGTTCTTCTTTATTTGCTGGTTGACTCTGAGACATTAATATGTGCCTTCTGTGTTTGCAACAGGTGCTGCCCAAGGCAATTCTACTGCTACAGTTTGATTTGCTTGTGAATCTATCTGAGATTTAATTTGCATATCAACTACAGTCTCAAACTCACCACTAATAGTATTTCTGACCCATATAAGAACTTCATCTTCGGTTAGTTCTTCGAATGGTACAAATGAATCAGTGTTGACTGCTGATATAGGAAATGATGAAAAGTCTGTATATGAACCTTTGAATCCGTTTTCGGTGCCAGTTTTCTCCCAATCAACACCAACGATAATATTATTTCTATCTTCGGTAGTTGTTGTTCTTAGACCTAAAATTTTCCAAGTGTAGATGACTGACATCATGATCCTCTTTGTTAGTTATATTTAGTTATTAGATTTCAAACGTTTCAGTTCATCAATCTGTTCTTGTTGATCTTTGATTGCTTCAATTAGTAGAGCAACAATTCGATCATACTTAACTGCTTTGGTACCATCTTGTTTGGTTGCAACTACTTCTGGTAACACCTTTTCAATGTCCTGTGCAATAACACCGACATCATGTTTACGAACAAAGTAACCATCCTCACCACCATGAGCATCAATGAACTCTTGAGTCCAATCGAACTCAACACCACTGATCGACATGATCTTTTTAATAGCATTTTCAATACGTTTGATATTCTCTTTTAGAGATTTGTCAGAAGAATAGTAAGCAGTAATGTTGTTGGTTGCTCTAATTTCACCAGTGACACCAGATGCAGCAGTACCAACACCAAGTGATGTAGTGTTTGCTGCGGCACTAAACATCGCAACACCGGCTGAAGTGATTTTTAGTGCTGGGTTAAGGCCGCCGTTAATACCAAAATTTAGACCATTTGAGGCATTGTCATTATATACATACCATTTTGCTGTACCTGATCTAGTAAACCACAGAGCGATATCTTGTGTTCCTGTAGATTCTAAGACCGCTAGGGGATTTGTGGTTGCATGTGCTACATGTAATGGTGCGGTTGGTATTGGTTTGCCTATACCAACATTACCACCGTTATCTATACGAATACCACGATTAGATCCTGACCAAGGGGCAATTACCATTCCACTCGGACTGACATCTGCACCATTTGTTACACCATAAATTATAGATACGTCATTGGCCTGGACCATTCCATTGTATGATCCTGGTGACGTATTACTATTCAGATATAAAAACTTATTTCCGTCACCGGTTCCAATATCGGCGGTCGCCGATGCTGGCCCTGTTTTTAAAATCTGTAGTCTGAATATTGGTGATGCAGTACCAATACCAACGTTACCAGCAGGTACAAAGAAATTGCCGTTGAATGATGTGCCTGACACGTTTGATAATTTATTGCCGGCCAATACGTTAACGTTAGCAGATAATGTCTGGCTATTTGATACAAAAGATGCAGCCAAGGTATTGACGTTAGCAGACAAAGAGATATTATTAGCATTAGCAGCAGCAAATGTGGCGGCCAATACGTTAACGTTAGCAGACAAAGAGATATTATTAGCATTAGCAGCAGCAAATGTGGCGGCCAATACGTTAACGTTAGCAGACAAAGAGATATTATTAGCATTAGCAGCAGCAAATGTGGCAGCCAAGGTATTGACGTTTGCAGACAAAGAGATATTATTAGCATTAGCAGCAGCAAATGTGGCAGCCAAGGTATTGACGTTTGCAGACAAAGATATAGCATTTGTATTTGCTGCTATATAAGCAACGTTAAGGGCACCATATGCGGTTACGGGAGCAGCATATGTATAGATAGCACCATCATCAATGATTCTGTTCCATACAATACTTGTTGTGTTTAGGGTATCAGTGATCTTGATATTGGTGTCGTATAGTTTACCACCATTAGTTGTACCAGCATCAACAGCAACCATTGCGGAAGCAATATCACCAATAACATCAGCGTCAGCGGATCTTGCCCATGCTGTTGCTGAAACTACATAAAGACCATTCTGGTTTGCTAATGTTTGATCTTTTACTAGAACTCTATTGCCTGCTGAGACAGCAACACCGTCAATCGTTTGTGTTCCATATAATGCAATATTAGCGGTTGTTGCCGCAGTTACGGATCTCTTAACGAACGCACTTGGCAAGTTTTCTAGAGTTAGATTTGTAATTAATCCTGCTATCAAGTTTACGTTAGCAGACAAAGAAATGTTATTGGCATTAGCAGCAGCAAAGGTGGCGGCCAAGGTATTGACGTTAGCAGATAATGTCTGGCTATTAGATACAAAAGATGCAGCCAAGGTATTGACGTTAGCAGATAATGTCTGGCTATTAGATACAAAAGATGCAGCCAAGGTATTGACGTTAGCAGACAAAGAAATGTTATTGGCATTAGCAGCAGCAAATGTGGCAGCCAATACGTTAACGTTAGCAGACAAAGAGATATTATTAGCATTAGCAGCAGCAAATGTGGCAGCCAATACGTTAACGTTAGCAGATAGTGTGACCGCATTTGCATTACTAGCGACGATTGCAGCAATAACGTTTGTACCACCAACAGTAAGATTGGGTAGAGAGATATTAGCACCACCAGCGACATCTAACTTATAATTACTTGAGTTACCTGCTGCGGTACCAATGCCAACGTTACCATAATACTGGCCGAGTGTAATCCGTTGTGAAGCAACATTGACCTCGATTAGCGGTAGTCCAGATACATCGTTAACTGAAAAGATAGTGTTTGATAGATCATTTGTGATTGAGAACAACTGACCAGCAGTACCTTCAAATGACAGTGTACCATTTGCTGTTGGATATACAACTAATTCGATGTCAGTGTTATTCGTTGAATCTCCACCAGAAAACACGATTGTTGGATCACCGGTTGTTGATCCTGTGTTTGGTGTGATAACTATGTTCTTATAAGTATTAGCCATTTGATCCTATCTCTGTTCTGACTATTTATATATTGTATCTGCCACGAAGTGCAATAAAATTTTGTTCGATCTCAGATGCTGACAATGTGCGATTGTATATCTTAACATTAGATACACTACCTTTAAACGGATACCAAGGCGCTGTACCATTGTTACCACTATTGCCATCACCGATCATGAACTTGTATGGGTAGTCTGTGACTGAACCTGCATAAGATACTGATCCAGTTTCATTACCATTTATATATATTTTCATGGTGGTATTGACACCATCATATGACGTTGTAAATGCTGTATGATACCAGGTGTTAGTTGTCAATCCACCGGATGATAATGTTTTTTGTGTACCACCAATAGCGATTGAGAAAAATAAAGAATTGCCATTATAGAAACTGAAATATGGTAGAAATCTTCCCATGAACATATTAAAGGTGTTCAGGTTCTGAGAGCAATTTACCCATGCTTCCCATGTAGCATTGTTGCCAAATGACACTGTATTGGTAGTAACAACACAACTATTAGCACCAAGATTTCCGTCAAATGTCATATAACCAGCGGAATTGTGTGGATCAACACTGTTCAATACAGATCCATGATTAGATCCTATCATATCATACCATTCTGAACCAACTCCTGCAATTAGATCAGCAATAGTTGGTTGAGAACCATCACACAAATCAATTCTTGGTTGATAGAACTGCTGATTGGTTGTAGTAATAGTAGAGTAGAATAGATATGCTCTATGAATTGTTTTTGTATTTGTTGGCTTCCACACCCAGTCACCTTGGTTAGGCGAACCTTGGAACTTAGTTCCTGATGTGTTCCATAAGCCACTGTCTGTGTGAACGCTTCCTGTTCCACTATTGGCAGGAAAAACATGGCCGACAACTAGCATCCATTCGTTGTTTGCAATACTCGCTGGCCAACCGCCCGCTGAAAAATAGGGGTTAGTGCTTACTGATGCTGTGTTTGCTCTTAATAGAACACCGTCATTACCAAGCCCAGCATTGATTCCATATAGGCCCATATAGTAACTACCATCACCAATATTCTTTCTGCGTAGCCATACTGAAAATCTGTATAGTTGAGAAGAATCAATTGACACGTAAGGACTGCTGAATCCACCATCAGCGTCACTCGTAGCGTCATTAGATGGAGAATCCCAGACAAGCGTAGTAACACCAAAAGGACCTGTGTCTAGTATTCTTTGATTTTCTGATACAGAACCATTGTATGAGAATGTAGTGGTGCCACCTGTCCCTAACGTCCAGTCGCTAAGATCAAGAAGGTTCTTATATCCTCTTGCTGATCTATTAGTATTAGCAGCGTCCCAGTAACTTACTAGTCCATTAGTGACTATAGATGGTGAATGTCCTAGTGCCATTATAAACCATATCTCCCCTTGTATGCATTGTAATATGCGGAGATTTGTGATGGTGTTAGTTCAACATTCCATAAACCAATTTTTGATAAGGTGCATGGAGCATAATAGCCTGAATAATTTGCTATCGTAGCACCCGATGGATTGTTCAATGTGCCTGTATATGTAGAGGTAGAGGCATCCCATAAAGTTCCATTAACATATAGTTTAAGAGTCGATCCAGATGACCAGGATACGACAAAGTGATACCAGTTACCATAAGTTGCAGTGAACGCTGTTTCGGTTGCGATATTTCCTATTGTTACCAAACTCGCTTGACCAAATACAGAATTATCAAAAAATTTAGTGCCTGTGATGATATAATCAAGAGAGAATAGAGTTGTTGTTGCACCTGCATTACTACCAGTGATTTTGGCAAAGGTGCTCGTAGTAAAAGCAGTCATACCGGTGGTGCCTGCTATACTGGCTATGTCACCATATTGATTAGTTCCGTTAAAAGTCAATGCACCACTACTGTATGTTGGTGCATTAGACAGTGTAGCGTTGTTACCATTACCAGATAAATCATACCAGGTTGATCCACTACCGGGATAACTGGTAGTTGTATAGGCGTCTAGGTCTACAAGTAACCCCTGTGCTAGTATTTTAGATGGTCCATAGGTTACTGCCATTATTCCTCATACTCCACAACTAGTTTATCAACGTCCTTACGTTCTGCATATACATGATAGAAGCAATAAGGCTGTGTATGGTTTTCCGTATCAATATGAATCTTCAAGCCATCAATATCAGAAACATATAGATTCTGACTATGACCGATAGCAGTTAGATTGACTGTGATGGTATCTAGATCAACTAGACCTTCCCAGTAATCTGGCAGATTAATAACTTTCTCACCATCTAGTTTACCACGAACATAGACACCGTTTTCTGGACCTTCTAGCGATCCATAACGTAGTTTCATACCAGGCTTAGTTGGGTGCTTAATTTCGAACGACTTAGTTACAGCATATAGACCACCGGTAATTCTAAAGTTACCAGTTGCAGATGAAAGTTCCGCTACAATGGTTGGTGTGGTGGATGTGCCACCACCTGCTTCCCATGTCCAACCATAACCAGCAGTATTTTCAACAAATGATCTTCTAGCCCAAGATGTGACATACGTACCTGTTGGAGCGGTGACCGTTGCTGTCCAACCTTGTCCAGCACCAGCGGGTGCCATGTAGTCTTGCCATGCTGTATATGTTGGAGAATACCAGTTAATACCAGTTGATGCAGAAGCAATACGACGCATCTGATGTATGTTACTCACCACATTTGGTGTGTAGATAGGACCATTGACTTCTAGTTTATATCCGGGTGTTGCGGTACCGATACCAACGTTACCATCAGCACCAAGTGTCATCTTTGTGCTATTGCCAGTGATGAATGATACTGTATTAGATGAATAAGATCCAAAATAGACTGTGTTAGCAGATGTGGATGGTGTAAATACAGCACTCATAGCACCTTCGAACAGTGCTAGTCCTGGAAGACCAGATGATGAAGATGTTGTTGTTACACCAATACCTGCTGCTCCTGATGTGACACCTAGGCGATAAGTAGCACTTGCACCCTGGCCAATACCAACGTTACCATTGTTACCGATAGACATTCTGACTGTATTATTGGTACCAAAAACCATAGGTTCTGATTGCGTTTGCCAAACATACATTTGACCAGATATTGGACTACCATAACCAACATATCCCATCTCAGAACCAGAACTGTTCAAGAATTGTAGATATGCACTTGTGTTAGAGTATGCAGATTGAATACCAACTACGGCAGCCGTTGCAGGAGCAGCATTGACATGTAGTCTAGATGTTGGACTAGTGATACCAATTCCAACGTTACCGGTTTCAGTAATTCTCATTACTTCTTGTGGTGTAAACTGCGTATTTGCTGCAATTGTCTGTGAACCATTAGCAAAGAACTGAATACCACCAGTTGACATGTTCATTCTAATAGCAGAGCGATATATCGAAGAACTACCATATGAAGAATCATATGCATCTGTAAAGGTATTACCCTTCATACCGGTACCTAGAACAAGACCGGATGAACTATATGGGGTCCAGATAGAAGCATAATGTCCTCCACCACCACCCCAAACAATACCACGACCAGCAGTTCCTGATCCTAAATCGATGACACCAACAGGTGCTGCTGTACCAACACCAAGATTTCCATCGGTGTTAAGAGTCAATGCATTGTTGAGTGTAGCAACTGCACCGGCCGTTCCTGATGGTGCCAAGTACCATCTATGAGCGCCCGAGTTCATCATATAAGCAGAGGCAACAGCAGATGCTTTGTAATTAAATACACCAGCAGATGATTCGTATAAATTGAATCCTAAGAATCCAACACCATTAGATGTTGTTGAAATTGATGTATAAGCACCAATATCGATTGCTCTTGCTGTTGATACCCATGGGCTTGGTATTACACTAAGTCCTAAGAAACCGTCATTATCCAGTCTTAGTCTTTCGGTCAGTGTTGAACTGTTTCTGAAAATTAAGTTACCAGCAGTTCCACCTCTATTGAGGTCCACATAGTAATCACTACCACTTTGGGCTAATACTGTGTAGTTTGATGGGTTTCTGAATACTAGACCGGCATTTGAAGCATCATAAACTTGCATCCTAAATGATGGCATTGTATTGTTAGTACCAACACTTAGATTGCCAGCGGGAACAAATATATCACCATTATATGAAGTGCCAGATGTGTTGGCTAGTTTACCAGCGGTACATGCTGCTAATACTGCTATGTTAGCACCCTGAGTAGCATTGTTACTCACTACAGCAGCAGCCAATACGTTAACATTGGTTGATAATGAAACTGTATTTGATGTTAGAGTTGCAATATCAGTATTAGATGCAATGTATGTCGTAATAGCGGCATTAGCATTACTGGTAAATGCCCAAGCATCGGCTGCTTCTACCCATATTAGAGCAGCATTAGCAGCAGCACTACCACGATTGACTTCTATGCCAGCATTTTCAGTTGGTGTTATATTGCCTGGTAGATCAGCATTAAGAACTACTAGGTTATCACCAATCAATAGTGTCTGTGTATTGACATATGATTGGGATCCACTAACAGTCAAACTACCAGTAATAGCAACGTCACCAGAAATGGTACCGCCAGATTTATTATATGCTGCACCAGCCAAAGTGTTAACATTTGCTGCTAAAGTATTAACATTGGTTGATAGTGATACGGAGTTAGCGTTAGCCAAAACAAATGTAGCAGCCAAGGTATTAACGTTAGCAGACAAAGAAATGTTGTTAGCATTAGCAGCAACAAAGGTGGCTGCCAAAGTGTTGACGTTTGCTGACAGTGTTTGAGCATTAGTATTAGCAGCCAAGTAAGCAACGTTTAATGCACCATAGGCAGTAATAGGAGCAGCATACGTATAGATAGCACCGTCATCGATAATTCTATACCAGGTAATGCTTGTTGTGTTTAAGGTGTCAGTTATCTTGATATCATTGTCATAGAGTTTGCCACCATTAGTTGTACCAGCGTCAACAGCAACCAACGCTGAAGCAATATCACCAATAACATCGGCATCAGCGGATCTTGTCCATGCTGTTGCGGAAACTACATAAAGTCCATTTTGATTTGCGAGTGTTTGGTCTTTGACTAGAACTCTATTGCCTGCGGAAACAGCAACACCATCAATCGTTTGTGTTCCGTATAGAGCAATGTTAGCAGTTGTGGCTGCTGTTACTGACCTCTTAACGAAAGCGGTCGGTACATTTTCTAGAGTTAGATTGGTGATTGCACCGGCAATAGTATTAACATTGGCAGCCAAAGCAGCGATGTTGGCACCTTGTGTAGCATTATTGGATATAACTGCGGCCGCCAAGATATTAACATTAGCGGACAATGACTGACTATTAGAGACAAAGGCACCTGCTAGGGTATTGACATTGGCAGATAATGACTGACTATTGGATACAAAGGCAGCAGCCAATGTGTTAACGTTAGATGAAAGCGTAACAGCATTAGCGTTAGATGCTACGATAGCAGCAATAACGTTTGTACCGCCGACAACTAGATTTGGTAAAGCGATGTTAGCATTACCGTTGACATGTAGTGATGCTGCTGGTGTAGTAACACCGATACCAATATTTCCTGCAAAGTAGTTTTGTCCACCAGCAGAATAAATCGAGTAGTTAGTATTACCACCGGTAATAGCATCAATATACAAGCCATATGATGCTGTGATAAAACCACCACCTGTAGTTGTAGAGTTTCTAGCCCAAACAGAATAAGCAGATCCTACAATCGAATTGCTTCTATTATATGTTCTACCCGCTATGCCAACCATTCTCAACAAATATGATGGGCTATAATGATAAACGTTACCGTATATACCTCTGAGGTCTCCAGTTGCATAACCATCTGTGATATTGGAATCTGATGCAATACTACCAAAGAAACCATATCCATAATATGTGTTAGTGGTATTTGCTGTTGGTGCCCATACTCCAGAAAATTGTGCGGCCGTAACACTGTCACCATTCAACATCGAATTGGGATTATAACTAAGTGTTGGATATGCTCTTACAGCAAAAACTCTATTCGTTGAATCTGCTGGATCGATACCGTGTGTTGAGACGACTGTTGTGTCTGGTATCTGCAAATAACCGGATAAACTTGTATTGCCAACAACGTCTAATGTATAAGATGCAGAACTTGTTCCAATACCTACATTACCAGTTGGGAAGTTTAAATCACCATTAAAAGAAACACCGCTAGTATTTGCGAGTCTATAACTTACTGCCGATGATAAGTTGGCAGCCAATGATATGTTATTGGCATTAGCAGAAGAAAAGGTACCAGCCAAAGTATTGACGTTAGCGGATAGTGACTGACTATTAGATACGAATGATGCAGCCAGGGTATTAACATTAGCGGATAGGGATACGTTATTAGCATTAGCGGCAGCAAAGGTAGCAGCCAATACATTAACGTTAGCGGATAGTGACTGACTATTTGAGATAGTAGCATATGTTGATATAGCAAAATTGTTTGCTGCAAGTCCTACAGTAGCAGCATATCCATTCGATGCATTAGCAACAGAATAAGCGGCATTGAGAACAGTAAATGCTGAGTTTACTCCTGCATAAGCATTGGTACCAATGGTAACTCCAGAATTTGCCTGGGTATATGTCGTATTAGTAACTTGCCAATTAGATGATAGAGAAGCGAATGTTAATCCTAATGAAGAAAATGTAGAATTTGTCAAAGACCAGTTAGCGTTCAGAGAATCAAGTGTTCCATATGTCGCAGCGGCATAATTGTTTGCACCTGCTGCTGCATCGTTAACATCTGTTAGAGACGCTACAGTTGAGTATGATCCTAATGTTGTGTTTGATGTGAACTGCCATGCCTCAGCGGTTTCATTCCATATAAAGGCAGAGTTTGATAATGCACTACCACGGTTAACTTCAATACCAGCATTTTCTGTTGGTGTTATATTTCCTGGAAGATCAGCATTAAGAGTTAGTAGACTATCACCTATTAGCAGAGTTTGTGTATTGATATAAGACTGATTACCAGAAATCGTAAGATTGCCTGTAATTGAAACGTCGCCAGAGATCGTACCACCAGTCTTAGGATATGCTGCACCTGCTAAAGTATTCACGTTAGCAGCCAAGGTGTTAACATTGGAAGACAATGAAACGTTGTTGGCATTGGCTAAAGCGAATGTAGCAGCCAGAGTGTTAACGTTAGTGGATAGCGATATAGCGTTGGCATTTGCTTGTGAAAAAATATTAGTGAATGTTACATAAGAAGCAGCCAAGGTGTTAACATTAGCGGATAATGACTGACTATTTGATACGAAAGCAGCAGCCAAGACAGCAATATTTGCTCCTTGGGAAGCGTCATTAGCAACGACAGCGGCTGCCAAGGTATTGACGTTAGCAGACAGCGATACCGTATTAGCATTAGCAGCAGCAAAGGTGGTTGCCAAGGTATTAACATTAGTGGATAATGACTGACTGTTGGATACAAATGATGCAACCAATACATTTACGTTAGTTGATAGCGAGACATTGTTAGCATTAGCAGCAGCAAAGGTGGTTGCCAAGGTGTTAACATTATCGGATAATGTCTGACTGTTGGCTACGAAAGAACCAGCAAGAGTGTTAACATTAGAGGATAGTGACTGACTATTAGATACAAAAGCCGCTGCTAGAGTATTGACGTTAGCAGATAGCGATACATCATTTGCTTGTGATGCAACGATAGCAGCGATAACGTTAGTACCACCAACAATCAATATGTTGTTATTGACAATAAGACCGTGACGGGCCGTAAACTCTTTATTAGACACTAGGTTCCCTTTCCCCCAGTTTGTATATTCCTATTTATTTATTCGTCGTTCTCACCATATTGATAGTGGTAATTGCATAAGTTGGTGTCACGTTTAGTCTAACAGAGCCAGCAACAATAACAGCACTAAAGATACCGAGATTGTCAGTAGTGTAAATCGTACCATACTCTGTAACATAAGCGTCTGTACCATCATGAATAAGAGTCACTTGTGTAGTATGATAACTTGTTCCTGATGTCATCGTAATAACATAGTTGGCAGAACGCCATGATGATGTTGAAAACGAATCTAGAATCTGATCTGTAGCCGAAGATGTTACCAATGAAATCGAATTGACGCTTGAGTTTCCGATTCCGATATTGTTTATTACATATACGTCACCAACAAATGTGACACCAGATACGTTTGGTAAAGCACTGTTTGCCTTTGTATAAGAAGCGTTGGTGACTGTCCAATTACTATTTATTGAAGCAGATACAGTATTCTGTATGGAAAATTCTGAATTGGTTGCTGCATATGCCGCATTAGCAATACTGGCTGTTAGATTAGAGACTGCCCAGTTAGATGCTAATGAATCTCTAGCAGTATTAGCAACCAAATATGCAGCATTGGTAACTGACCATAGAGAATTAGCGGAACCAAATGCAAGTATACCACCATTAGCAGATGTGTATGCAGCATTAGTTACTGCCCAGTTAGATGCTACTGAACCTAGTGTAGCATATGTAGCAGATGTATAGTTATTTGTCGAAGTACCAACATAAGTTGCAAAACTATTAATAGATGCAAATCCTGTTGCTTGTGAGGATTGTGTAGCATATGTTATAGTTGCATAGTTATTACCTGCTGTACCTACTGTATTGGCCCAACCATTCGACGAATTAGCAAGAGTTCCTGCATAGTTGTTTGCACCAGCAGCGATGTTTGCTGACAGTATAGATGCATAACTATTAACAGAAGATCCTACTGAGTTTGACCAGTTGTTTGCACCAACGAAGCCGACATTAGCAGATGTATATGCAGCATTAGCGGCATCATATGCAAAGTGTAATGTGCTTTGTAGATTCTGAGTTCCGACATAGAATGTGTTTGCTGTTACTCTTTCAGCCTGGAACTTAGCAAAAGCAAATGAAGCATCAGTGGTATCGATGTTGACAGCAACATCCGGCTCAGGAACATATCCCTCAAAGACTTTAAATGTGCCATCGGTTGCATCTCTAAAGAAACCAGCATGATGATATGTACCATCATTATATCCACCAGAGAAACCTAAGTCAGGATTAATGGCAGCCTTGAAGTATGCTGTGCCACCAGACACGTAAGCACCTGTTTGTGTGCCGGCAATACTAAATGATGTTGAGTTTGCAGCAGTAACAGTAACATAACCAGATGTATTATATCCAGAAGGATTCATTCCGGTTACACGGACAACACCACCAACAAACATGTTATTATTAGCAGTATATGTTTGATATGTACCATTACCAGAAGCATTGGTGACAGTATCTATCTGTGCTTCATTTAGATATAATATATTATCTGTAAGGGTTAAGTTTTGTGCTGCAACTGTTGTTGCAGAACCATATACGAATAGGTTACCTTGAACAGTTAGATTTCTACCAACGCTGATATCTGCACCAACGCTAATATTGTTAGCAACGATATTACCAGAAACAGTACCACCAGTTAACTGTAGGAATGTATTGTTTGCGTAGTTGTTAGCAGAATTGGCAACATATCCTGAATATGTGTTACCCGATGAAGCAAGAGTATTTGACCAACCGTTAGATGAATTGGCTACAGTGTAAGCAGCATTGGCTTTAACAAAAGCAGCAATAGCGTTTACTGCTGGACCTACAGTGTTTTCGTTAACATTTTCAAATCTACTGTTAGCAGCAACATAACGGATCAGATCACCTTCTGATACACCTCCGTTGAATGATACTAATTCGTCGTCAGAGAGAGATGAACCACGTTGAACAGCAGCAAAGATCAGACCATTTTGTGCTGACTTGCTGATAACAGTACCAATCTGAACCTTGTTATTAGGTGCAGATGGCTTAGTGTTCTGTAGAGCGCCTAGAGCAGATGAACTTACATAGAGAATGTCACCTTCACTAAACATACTGGTGTCGATCTTACGAATCTTACCGTATGTTGTAACAAATCCTTCTGATCCGTTTGGAATATCTTCAGTTGCAATACCAAGAATATTCTTAGAGTCGTATGAGTTGTTAGCAATAGCACGACGACCAAGTAGTTTTCCTGAGTTGCCTACTGTGCCATAATAAGCAACAGAATTGGCATTATAGATTGTTTCGCCAGACTGATTTAGGATTCTTACGTATTGTTCTTGACCAACCTGTAGGATTGATTCGCCTGTACCAATATCAAGTGTTTTCTCATCAGGGTTCCATGTTAACTGACCTGCGACTACAGAACCGTTTGCACCAGCAGTCGCAGTTGTGTTTAGGAAGATACTATTAACAGCGAGGATACTATCATTAACTCTTAGAGAGTTTGAAATGTTTAGTGTACCACCGAATGTGATACCGTCGGTGTTAGATAGTTTTGTATTAGACCAGTTATTAGCAGAAACAGCAATAGTGTTTGATCGTGCATATGCTTGATACTGCAATGACAAAGCATAACTATTACCCGATAGACCGATAGTAGTTGACCAAGAATTGCCGGAAGAAAGACCTGTTATCAATGTTGATTGTGTAGCATATGTGGTATATGCATAAGAGTTTGCGGCAGATCCTACAATGTTAGCCCAACCGTTGGTAGAATTTGCGGCATAAAATGCAGCATTGGCTGTTTTGAAAACTGGTGATAGATCGGGTGATAGTGCATCAGCATAAGCGTTTGCTGACGCACCAACATAGTTTGTATAACTGTTACCAGCAGCAGCAACAATGTTTGCTCTACCGTTTGCTGGTGTTAGATCAGCACCAATAGTTAGACTATTGTGTATGACATCGGTTGAGATTGTGATATTCTGACCAGCAGCAATGCTAACGATATCACCAGGAAGTGTTGCTGTTATTATACTTCCGTTAGAATTGATTGTTCCGAAAAAATTACCACTAGAGATTTGTGCAATCTGTCCAATAACGTTCTTATAGTATATTATACCATCAGCATAGTTAATAGCAAGTTCGCCGTTGGCTAGATTACCAGCCGCTGGTATCGACCCTGGTGTTGGAGATTTTTTAAGAGCAATTCTTGTGTTGGCCATTAGAAGTCGTCAGTCTCTTTGGTGACTTCCACGTTCATAACAGGAGATGAATCAACTACAGCGGAAGATTTATTATCTTTGTTATTTATGTCTTTCTTATCCGATGCCGCTTTAGTCTTTTTGTTCAATTTGACTTCTTCTTTTAGTTTTGCTATTTCAATTTTTAGGGAATCACATTCAGTTTCTTTGCGAATGTATTCTTTTTTCATATCATTGAACTGTGCCGTGATTGTATCTAGATGTGATACCTTTTGCGACATAGCATTGAATTGTTCTTCCCATCTTCTAGCATTGTTGCGTGTAGAATTTAGTTCGTCTATATCAGTCTCAAAGTTTTTCTTGTTCTGATTAAACTCGTCAATGATCCGATCTTTTTCGGCAATAATATTGTTAGCGATCTTCAACTTAGTTCTTAGTTGAAGAATCTCGTTTAGATAAGAATGTAAAGTTTCTACAGTCTGTTCAACGAATGTATTGATATATGTTGTTTGATCACTCATTACAAATTCCTTATTTAGAATGAACCTCCGTCAAGCATTGCAAATTCTGGTGTGCCTGCTGATGTTGATTGTAGTACCTGTCCTTCAAGTGTAGAAACTGCGACTCTGAGCGAACCTGATGAATTGCCGAATAGAACACCGTTGTTGGAGAATGATGTTACACCAGTACCACCATACATGACATCAATAGTATTGGCATTCCATGTACCAGAAGTTAATGTGCCTACACCAGTAATACCACTATAATCACCTGAAAGTCTTTCTGTTCCTAGTGTTCCAGAAATAATATTTGCTGCATTAGAGAACGTCTGAATCAACACAGTGTTGGTTTCATTCATGTATGAGTTAGCAGAGAAACCTACATAACCTGCATAGATGTTTGCACTAGCAGCGACGGCCGTTAATTCGTTGTTGACAGTTGAGATATAATTGTTACCTGCTGTGGTAACAACATCTATCCAATTGTTGATAGATGATGTGATAGTGTCTGTGTAACTATTTCCAGAAACACCAACGTATGTGGCATAGTTATTACCAGCAATAGTATATGCTTCAATGAATGTGTTCGTTGATGTTGTCAGAGCATTAGCAACATTTGCCATATCATAAATGGTATTGGTTACTTGCCAATTCGACCAGTTTGAATCTCTAACAATCTCTAAGTCTGTGTTAGATGCAATGTATGTGTTTAATGCTAGTGAGTTGTTACTTGTGAAGCCCCACTTATTTGCTGCCTCGACCCAGATGATGGTGGCATTACCTTGACGGTTACCACGGTTAACTTCAATACCAGCATTTTCTGTTGGTGACAGATCACCGGGTAGATCGGCATTTAGTGTTAGGATATTGTCACCAATTAATAGTGACTGTGTATTAGCATATGTTACTGTACCGCTAACAACTAGACTACCACCAATGTTTAAGTCGCCGGTGATATTACCACCATCCATTGTTAGATATACTTCAGAAGCGTGAGCATTTGCTGAAGCAGCGACATATTCTGCGTGAGAGTTGCTTGAAGCACCCACTAAGTCTGCATATGAGTTTCCAGAAGTGCCAACATATTGTGTATAAGAATTAGATGCATTAACAATAGATGCAGTATATGTTGCAGATGCGTTAACGGCATCATATGCTAAGTTTGCTCTATCAAATGCTACGTTTGCTCTAGCAAATGCAACGTTAGAACCGGTTCCACCATTATTTGCTCTATTGAAAGCATTGATAGTATGATCAAGCCAATACTTACCGCCAATTTCTGTAACATACGCATTGTTTGCTGAACCGATGAATAACTTTTCAGAGTTATATGAATACGCAAGTTCCGCAGTAGCAAGAGATCCGTTGGCAGGTGCTGCTGTCGAACTGGATCTCTTAATTTGGATGATAGTATTAGACATATCAGAAAGTTCCTCCGTTTATAATGGGCAATTCTTTAACAATGTATTTTCCACTTGCCTCATCATAAACTAATGTTTCGTTATTACTTGCGTCTGTTGCGTTAACATCTGTCAACTGACTTAATGTAGTAATACCACCTGTACCAACAGATGTAGCACCAACAACATTGACAGTTTTAATTTGCTGCTTCTGAGGAGTATTTATAGAAATCCTATTCCCAGGATTTGTAATGACTGTTATCTTGTTTCCCATTTTTCTTACTTTGTTATGGATGGAGTTACAATAACAATACCTTCAATCAATCTTGTATATACACCTGCTGCCTCTGATCTAACATCAAATAGATAAGTTCCTGATCTGAGATTTGCCGTATTTGCAGCAGTCATTGACATCGTGATTTCACCATTGGCAGAATCAGTTACGGTGCATACTAAGTTTCCAGATGCATTTTGTGACAGAAGTGACTTTCTCAAAGAACTCGTTACAACATATCCTTGAACGTTCTGATATAGATTCGTAACATCGTCCTGTAAGACAACCGTTGAAACAAAGTCTGATCCTTGGTCGATGTATAGTTCTACGTATTCGGTCATTAGTTGCCCTTCTTGAGTTCTTCAATCTCTCTAGAGAGTTCTTTGATTGCTTCAATTAGAAGTGGAACAACACGTTCGTATTTTACTGCTTTGATTCCATCTTCTCTTGTGGCAACTGCTTCGGGTAATACTTTTTCTAGTTCCTGAGCAATGACACCGACATCGTGCTTACGTGTAAAGTATCCATCTTCACCACCTCTAGTGGTAAGATAGTCATCATTCCAATCAAACTCGACACCACTAATAGAGTTAACTTTTGTTAGTGCATTAGGAATTACTGTAACATTATGTTTAAGACTAATATCAGAACTGTAATATCCGGTAACGTCACCATACACATATAGTCCTTTATCGCTTCCCTGAAATAGAGCGACCGCTGCATTTTTACCATTGTAGACAGTAACGTTTCTGAATTGAGTTGTACCCCCATTATATCCATTATAGTTAATTGAAACTTGAGCAACACCGTTATAGTTATAACCACCAACAATACGGTCTGCTTCGAGTTGAAGTGAATTAACTCCAGAATCAAATCTAAGACTTCCATTAAATATGACACCATCAGTATTAGCAAGGGCACTATTTGCTTTAGCGAAAGCGGGTGTGTTTATTCTCAGAGAATATGCATTAGAAGAAACACCGACATAGTTGGCATAGTTATTGGCATTTGATGCTGTTGAGTTTGCCCATGTGTTTGCTCTGGTACCAATAGTATTGGCATAAGTGTTAGCATACCCCACTATTACATCAGAATAAGAATTTGCATAAGTACCAATGGTATTTGCCCATGTGTTTGCTCTAACACCGATTGTATTTGCATATGAGTTGGCAGCGGTGCTGCCAGAAAGTGTGCCAATCTGCTGAGATGTGTATGAATTTGCAGAGTCACCGACATATTCAGCGTAAGTATTGGCTGATGTTCCTATACGAACAGACAAAGCATTAGCGGATGTGCCAACAGTATTAGCCCAGTTATTAGATGCACGAGTAGAAGTTATTACTGCATAGTTATTGCCTGCTGTGCCAACAGTATTAGCCCAAGTATTAGCACCAATAGATGTATTGTATGCTAGTAGATTAGCGGCGTTTGCTTTTGTAAATCCACCAGAAGAATTAGCAACACTGTTATATGTTAAAGTATTTGCCTGATCCAACGCAACAATAATCTGATTTGTTCTGACACGCCATGTATCAAATGTGTCTGTTAGTGCTATGTTTGCTAATGCCATTTTACTTTACCAGTCCTTTGAGCAATTCTTTGATTTCAGCCATGTCATTCTTCAGTTGTGATATATCTTCTTTCATATTATTTAGTTCGATTGATTTCATCCGTTTTTTCTTATATGCTTTAAGAGAGTCAATATCCTTATTGATGATAGAGCCTTCCGGGGTTTTGTAGAACCCCGAAACCTCTGTTGGTGTGTCGATCATCACTTTTTTATCAGGCTCTCTATCAGGATAAAAACATTCTATCAAGTCCAATTTAACACCCCTTATAGTTGTAGAGCGATTGCTCTTAGATCAGCAATTCTTGGGAAGATTGCACTACTATCAGACTTTAGTCCAATCTTAATCTGGAACTGTTTGAATCCAGAGAATGTTGTACCGACTGAGTTAGTGTATCCAACAATAGGATCTCCAAGATCATTTGTACCAGAATACATACTACTTGGTAGTTTGAAGTTATATTCTCTCCAATCTTTTCTGTTTGATAGTGAAGAATAGACTGATGAGTTTAATGGTACTTCAATCCATTGTCTCTGCCAGATTGGTTCAAAATCTTCTGCATTTGAAACACGGACATAAACAATGAAATCAGAGTTTGATGATGGTGGACGATAAGCAGAGAGAATGATTCTTAGATCCTCTGCATCTTGTCCGTCAGCAAGTGTTACAACTTGAGAGATATACTTATTCTTCAAACCACCACCAGATGCATTAGTTTCACCGGCTGTATTGGCATTGATCAAGTTTCTGTGATAGATAGAATATGTCTTGCCAACATCAAGAACTGGTGATAGATAGTCAGATGTTGTTGATAGTGATACCTTGACTCTGTTTGAAGGTACACTACCATAGGAGCCTATCTCGGTTGATCTTGAATAGATTGCCATCTCATTATCATAATCAATATTGGTGCTTGGTGGGACAGCAATGTAGTCCGAAGCGATACCAGTATTGCTTCTAGTTGACATAGCAAAGTCTAGATATGTTCTATTGAAGTCAATATATCTTGGTTCAAAACGAGTTGTTGCATACACATACTTAGAAATAGTTCCGACTGAGGATGTGTTTGATGAAAGTATTCCTGTTAGAATATCATTAGCGGTAAACAATCCATTTGAATCTTTTAGAACTAGTGAAGTTGTGTTCGAAACATTTAGTTTTGACTTAGAACTATAAATCTCACCAGTTGGTGTTGTCTTTAGTAGAACTGTTGATGTAACTGTTCCATATACAGTACCGTTAGCATTAGCAAAACTTACTGTTTCACCAGCAGTATAACCAGTACCGGATACTTTATAGTTACCACCACTGATAGATACTACGCTAGTATTAACACCAGAGGTCTGACCAATAACTCTATCACCAACAATGATAACTCTGGATGGTGATGAAAGACCTAGTGTATCATTACCGTTGATCATTTCACCGAACCAAGATGTGTTAGCAGAACTTCTTCCAGGATCTGGTAGTTCAATAAACTCTCTTGTTTGGTTACCAAGAACAACTTCACCGATAACGTTTGTATCGAATACTGCACGATTGAACTTAACCTTTAAGTCAACTCTAGGAACAGCATCCCAATCTGTATTGTTATTGGTTGTGAATAGTGTACCAGTTAGTGGTCTCTCATTTACAGGCTTCTTAGTGATGATATCATTATCACCAAGAACTGAAACATACATGTAATAGTTTGGATTAATGCCCTGTGTATGAATAACGAAAGCATATTCGGTATTATTCATCAAGAATACAGGAACTTTAAACTTAACGTTTGTTGCAACTGAACCGTCATCAGATACATTGACTTCAGAAGTAGTCATGAATACTTCTGAATATGGTACTTGAACAGTTGTGATATTACCAGCATTGTTCATGGCACGAATTTCGAACCAGACACCCTTAACAGGATCTTTGCCAGCAAAATAAACATCAACGCTTGATAGGAACATACCTTCATCACCGTATAGAGATACTAGTTTGAAGGAGTATGCCATACATGAACCCATCCATGCTAGTGGATAGTTGACTGAAACACCACCACCAGAGTTTTTTGTTACAACTTTAACATTTGCTAGTTGTGTGTTTGATGTATTGGCATAGTTTAATACTGCTGTTGTTGATGATGGACCATAATCGATACCATTCTTAACTTCGGTAACGATAGTACCGGTTGACATCACAGTATCTTGTTTATACTGTGTTGTGCCCTGTGAGTAGAAATGTGTCATTGCGGCAGATGTAGCGTCTTTGTCATTTGTAGGACTATCTGTTACAACTACTTCCTTCGTTCCTGTTCTGAAGGTTTTGCTACCATCAGCAGGTAGTCTTAGAATAGCATATAGGTTACCATCTTCATCAGAATAGAGTTTGTCACCTTCTGTTCCATCTTTCCATAAAAGTTTGTTCATTGTGATGGCACCAATTGATGATTCAAGTGATGATGGTACTCCAAGAATACCAAGAGCAGGAGCAGCAGGTGTGATATAATCATTCATCAATACACCATCAAAGTAAACAAAATGCTTTGTTGATGCTTTAAGTCCCTTAGCATGAAGGGTAATTGTCTGTGGTCTAATGTCTGCAATAGGAGCAACATTTACAACCTTATCACCTAGACTATGTGTTTCTGTCTGAATACTTTGGAAAGTTTCCTGCATCGATCTAGACAACTGAGTAGTTGTATAGGTCTGATAGTTGTATGTGTCATTTGTTGTAACATAATTATTGTATGTTGTATCAGTTTTAGTAACAGCAGCATAATTTCTTTCAACAAGTCTCCAACCAACAAAGAAGTCTGGTTCAATTGACGAGGTAGAATATGCTGGTGAAATGACTGTAGTATTATTACCAACTAGAACCCAACCGTTGTCTACTTTTGTAGAAGAAACCAATACCGGTTCTGATTTGGTGACACCGGTAACGTTTGATTCGTATGCACCATATACAACGCTATATGGTGTAATATCTTCGTCTGTAGGACCGAAATAAACTTTCTGTGCATTTAGACGTTCTGTATTGACCCAATAGTCTGCATCTGGACTTAGGAACAGTTTACCCAAGAACTTATAGACAGTTGTTTCAACGTTTCTGAATGTGGTTGCATAAGGTTGTTCTGCAATCGTTTCTTCTGTGTGTGGTAGAAGAACTAGATTACCAACTTGAACAGAATTGGTGTTAGAATAAACATCGTAACCGATCTGTGCAACGTCACAAATTGGTCTGAGTGATCCTTCCTTAGGATCGTAGCAGATGTGATGATCAGGATTTGCTGCATCAGAGGTTGCGAAACTAGTGAATGTATCAACGAAGATACCATTCTTGAATCTATCGTTTCCGTTTTCGTCAAGAATTTTAAGATCAGCAGCAGCCTTCTCTAGTAGAGATAGACTGACATAGTTTTCTAAATTATCAACACGCTGCTTGATAACACCAATATCTCTCATGGTGTATCTTACATATGATGTTCTTCTAGAATAACATGCCAAGTCTGGTCTGCGAAGAATACTTGCATAGTTTGGTGATATTGATGGATATGGAGATACATATACTCTAGCACATGACATCAATTCTTCTGGGCAAACAGGAGTTACTGGCTTGGTTGATGGAGCACCCTTGATTACTCTGAATTGTCCACGAACGTCAACAGCAACAATATCAATTCTTCCTAGATATTTCTGATAATCAAACATCACTGGTTGAGATTCTGCTGGGATTCTAAGACCATTTGAGTCAGACTGGAAAGTTGTTGGTGCTGCTGTTGGATTTGTTGTTGCACCAGCAACGGTTGTTGCATCAGCAGCAGTATTTACATATACTGGTCTAAAGTCTAGATAGTTTCTGAGATCGAAACCAATGCCATAACCACTATAATTATAAAGTGGAATCTGGGCAGTTGTAATCTGGTCTGCTAGTGTGTTAACATCGTTAATTGGATAAGAGTCAACGGAGAAATAACCAACACCTAGTGTATAGTCTGGTTGGAAATAATCCAACTCAACTAGTAGATAAGTTCCTGATGCTAGAGCAGCCTTAGGTGTAACATAGCCATGACCATAGAAATCATTTCTCTGACCATCATCGATTTCGAAGTCACTTGTTACATTAGTTCCTTCAGAGGATGATGTGGAGAAGTCAGATGCTTTAGACCAAATGTTTTTGACTTTGAATACATCAGAGAAACCTATGTCATAAGGACCGGTCAAGCCATTAGGATGAGTACCACAATTAATCTTGATATATCTGCTTAACTTTAGGTGTTTAGCAACTTCTCTGGCACTTGATCTAGAAACTGTATATGATACAGTACCACTTCTGGATGAAACTAGTGATTCTTTAAGATCAAATGTTAATGAACTTGATGTGGCCACAACTTCTCTTTCCGCACCAGTGGCATATCCAACACCTGATAGATCAATCATGTCACCAGCGGTATAAACCTTAACCATAGTGTCACTTGCTAGTGTCGGAAGATTCTGAGTAACAGTTAGAACAGTATCACTAGTAATATTATTGATGACATAAACACTACCTGGTGTTCCAGAGAAGCGTAGTTTATCACCAACGTTCAAACGTGTGAATTGTGTTGATGTACCTGTTAGAGTCTTGGTGCCACCACCAGATACAGTTGTACCTAGGATTGCGATATCAAATGATTCATTGATCGTCAAGAAAATGTCTTGCTTGTCTGCACTTGATAGTGTAGTAGATCCGTATGGGAAGAACTCTGTATCAACTGTTTCTGAAACAGCAAAGGTACCACCTGAGGTGATGGTAACATCCTTTGTTCTCTTGAATGAGAATGATGTATCAACAGTTCCGTCATACGATCTAATGTTCTTAATGTCGGTTGAGCCGACATGATACAATAGAGGTACAGTTGATTCTTTGATAACTGCACTACCAGAAGATAGCACAACGTCAGCAACGACGTTTGCCGTTGAAACATTCTTTTTGAATACGCTTCTAACACTAGAGAACGCATTTGTTCCTAGCATGTTAACGTCCATTAGATGAACTCTGATTTCACCATTTGCTGTACCAAGTGAACCACTAGTTCCTCTTGAAAGTGATTTTACTTTAGCAGTACCGATTTTGGTACCAGTAGGACCACCGACTGAACCAACACCGCTAGAAACTCTGGCTTGTGCTGTGTTATAAAGATCGATTGGTGTGCCTAGATTTAGATTCCATGCACCAACTGCTTCTTTAACTGTAACATAATTACCTAGTTTAGAACTTACAATCTGTCCATTGATATTAGCATATGTTGTCGCTTTTTCTGCAATGACATGAGTTGAACCATTGGTGTTAATCTCGTAACCCTTAACATATGCTTTACCCTTTTCGATCTGGTAAGCAAGTAGGTTAGAATCACCACCCTGATCTAGTTTTAGGTAACCGTCATTTGTTCCATTATTAAGATGTTCTTTAACAACAACGTTAAAACCAGAAACGTAATAGTCACCAGATTCATCACTGGTGCGTCTTGCTAATTCATCATTGACAATATTATATGTAGGACGTTCTGCAACCTCAGATACGTTGCTATTTCTAATAATGAATAGATTAACGTAATTTGGTGGTGCAGCAGGATCATCAATTTCAAGTCTAGTTAGTGTTGGGATAATCTTAAAGCGATCAGCACCTGGTGCTGCATAATTAGATGATTCTAGTGCAGGATCAAGTAGTGTTGCGTCCTGTGATGCATCAACAATCTGTTCTGTCAATACGAATCCAACCTTACACGTTGGATTAGTTCCGTATCTATCAATAGCGACTGTCTGCTTTGTATGGTGAATGAAATGTTGCTTACAGAAACGAACACCTTCATTGATTGTGAAGATTGTTCCTAGACCGGTTGGCGCTGTATTACCAACAACTAGAGTGCCGACGTTTGCAATTAGTGGTTCGTTAGCAGCGAAAACAACTTCACCGGTGTTAGCATTACCTGAACTATAGGTAACATATAGTGTCTTTGGCTTGTCTGTACCTTCAGCACCGTCTAGGACGAGATTGACGGTTGCTTGAATGCCAGTTACCTGACCTGTTACTACTTGATTCTGAAATAGGCTAATATCAACGTCATTACCGTTTGTATCTTTATCACCGACTTTAATATAATTTGCACCGAAATCAATATTATATTTACCACCAAGAACCATGCTTCCTTCTTTAAACATATGTTGACCAAACTTCTGAATCTGGTCCTGAAGCATAGACTGAATCTGTGTTAGTTCTCTTGATTGAACTGAGAAGCCAGGCTTGAATAGGATTCTGTGATAGTTTTTACCGTCGTCAAAATCATCATAATAAGGATTTACATTGAAGTTAGTAGTGATAGGGCTTACGTTTGAGTAGTAAAACTCATTGTTAGCATATACATCGGTGCCGTAATCAGCCATTTAAATCGTCCTTTTAGAATTTCAGAATTATTTTGAAGTCCTCGACTTGATCGGAGGACCTCTGGATTGGTGATATATTGTTTATATATAGTAAGTTTCCGGTATAACGTTTCATTTCAGATGTTTCGACCGAACTCAAGAAACGTGAAGCGGTACTTGTTACACCATTAACCAATTCAGATGATGGTGTACCTCTTATATTTGACAGTTTTAGAATATTATTTGCAGAGTCCCATTCAACAACATTTCCTGAAAAGGTCGATGCTGCTAGTGATAGTCCCTGATATACAACTTCATCCTCGATATAATCGACAGATGATCCATTCAATGTAATCTTTGTTAACTGACTGACCGCAGTATTAGACATTGTTTCTGTACCATCATAGATCAATGGATCTTCAAGCAATGTCACTTGTCTATAGTCATTAGTGGTGACAATCTTACCACCTTCAGATGACTTAACTCTAGTATTGATCAATAGATTAGAACCACCAAGTTCGGTTAGCGGATCAGAACCATGTCCACCTCTAGGACTAATGATTGCTCTAGCAACCGCACCAGAGCCAGTAGCAGATGAAACAGTAACATTTGCGTATGTATAATTGATACCAACGTCAGTCATGACGATTGATTCAACGATATTTGATGTTGTGTTGCGAACTGCTATAGCAGCAGCATCAGAACCGTCACCAGAGATTATTATTGTGATATCGTTGCTTGTGTATGAAGAACCGTGATCGGTTAAAACGATGCTATGAATGCCACCTCTAACAGCATTATTCTGAACGCTCCACTGTAGAGAGCCGTCGTTCACTGTTAGTGTCTTAACCGGAATATAATCATCGGTAACGAAACGTAGAATTTCTTCGTTAGATACGGTATACATATACTTCCAGATATAACCATCTTCTGTTTGAAAGTCTGTGGTTGTTAGAATTGAAATAGGCTTTGATGTTGATTGTGCACCATAGTTATTAGCGATACACTTATAAACATTCCAATCATCAGTGACAACAAAAAATTCATTAGTGTCTGACTTGAGAGTTTTTGAATCGAGCGAGTCATCATAAGCAGCATATACTGTTCCTGATGACCAATCAAATCTAGGTACAACATGTCTAATGTCATTACCGCTAATCTTCTTAGCAGCAATCATGTTATCCCACACACTATAATATGAGTCAACACTAGTGTCTGCCTGAACAGGAGATGCTTCATTTGCCCATGCGGTTGACTTACCAAAAGTCAAATAGACGTTTGATGCTGTGGGTTCTGAAACAGATTCTTTAAACTGTTTAGCGTTGAATACTTGAAGATATTTTGAAAATACGGATGACAAGTCGTTTCCTCTCTATTCTTTTACTATTTATGCAATGACACATAAACGTCACCTGAGTTGTTCGGTAGCAGATTAGATAGATTGCTACTTACGACTACACCAGTGTGCTTGACATTGTAGGTCGAACTATCAGTTATCTTATTGACAGTATAAACACCATTAGCAATGCTCTCAAGATTTCCTGAATCAAATAGCATATTAACTGTATTGCCTACGCTGAATCCATGTGATGATCTAGAAATACCAACATTGACATAACCTCTATAGACAGTAACTAGACCATTTGCAGATAGAACATTTGGTGTATTCAATGTCATCGATGATGAACTTGTTACGTTGACTGTATAATATCCATTTGATACGTTTGCTGTGTCACCAGTAATGAACCACATATAAACAGAATCATTAGAATTAAAATCATGATCTGTAATGTTTAGGGTAACATCTGATGTCTTATAGTTTAGACTACCACTAGAAGATACTGGATATCTCGTAGTGATATTGAATGTATTAACTGTGACATCGCTAACTGTGTATAGTGTGTTGGTGACGTTTCCTGTGTCGCCGCTATATGCATAGATGAATATAGGATCACCATTAGACAATTCATGTGATGTATCGGTGACTACAATCTGATTGAAATAAACATTAGCATTACCGGATAGAGAAGATGCTGATGCAATGTTTTTATGTTCAACTGTAAATTGTGTAGCGTTTGCTGATGTTACTGTATAGCGAGTATTAATAAGTGTAGTGTCGCTGGAGTTAAACTTTAGGTATACATTATCACTAGGAATTAGTCCAGTTGAATTGGCAAAGATTGTAACACTGGGATTGTTTATTGTTACATTACCGTTTGCTGGATATGCCTTCTTGACAATGTTTAACTTCTTACCAGATAGTGAACCAGTTAGAGCGGGATATAGAACGATAGCATCGGTGTTATTTCCCACATACATTATCTGTGCATTAGATGAATCGACATATACAGTGTCACCAACAGCAATAGCAACGTTGGAGTTCTGTGTCCATTGTGATAGTATTGCCCAAGAATTTGTAGCACCTGCACCGGTTGACAGTGTTAGGTTAGATGTGATCTGGCTGGTTGAATATAGTGCTGAATTGCCGTTTGCAATAGGAACGATAATATAATCTAGATTAGCACCACTAACAGTATAACTACCATTGACAACGTTTGAATACATCGATGTGTGGAACTTTAGATATACATTATCACCTTTTACATAGCCATGACTGTTCGATTTAAGAACTAGATTTGAATCATATGAATTAAAGGTACCAGTGGTTGATACTTGCACATTATAAGATGCCGGTACTATTCTAGGTGCATATGTGGCACCCTTAGTCGATACATTATATGTTCCCGACATTGTGATATCATTAGTTGCAACCAAATATGTTGATAGTAGCAACTTAGTATTAGGAACAGCGGCCTCGGCAGAGAATACTGTAGTGACATTATTTGTATCTGTCAATAGATAATGACCAAACAGTTTCATACCAGCAGGATGTGTTAGATCCTTGATTGATTTTCTATACTTGTTAATTGGTTCATCAACACGGATAACATAAGAGAAGTTCTGATAATAGTCTCTGTCTTGTAGGAAGTTATATGCACTCAAGAAACCGTCGTCGTTCAAGAAGCGACCAGGATAACTATATGCACCAGTAACGATTGATGCGGTTGCAATGCCACCAGAACCAGCAGCCATATTGGCTAGATTGATAGTTGGTGTTGATGTATAACCAGTACCACCAGAGATTAGTTTTAATTCTAGAATCTGACCATAGGTTACTGCCGATGCTACAAGTGTTTCACCATCACCGATAATAGATGTGACTTTGATATTAGCACCAGAACCTGATCCTGAACTTACTGTGATATTAGGGAAGTTTGCTTGATCGTATCCTGAACCACCGATAGTGTGACCCTGCATTTGTTTCCAATATACAGATGTAATAGAACCTGTGGCATTAACTGCGGTTACATTAGCAGCAGCACCGACACCATAACAACCAATAGGATTGGTGAATACCAATTCATCACCAACAGAATAATCGATGCCACCGTCATATATTTCCATTCTACCAAGAATACCTAGAGAACGAATAGCAGTATTAGATCGAACGTCTAGTGATGGATTTGAAATATAATGATCACCAGTATTGATAACGTGACTAAGTGTTACAGGACCACAGTTAGAGTAAGTCCAATATGACATTGAATTTTGTACCCATTGAGAATATGGGTTGACAATACTGCTGTTTAGATTTGAGTAGCGAACATTATTGATTGCTGTACCAGATTCAAGACTGATCAATGATTTCATAACTGAATATGAATTAGGATGATATGTTTCACTTTCATCAACGGTGAATACGTTTGCTGTAGCGTCAACACCACCACCGCCTGTGATTAGAACGGGGTTGCCGACTTTGAATCCTGCACCACCATATGCAACACCAATAGATGATAGAGAGCCTTTAGTGACAGATGAAATGATTACTTGTGCACCAGTTCCTCCACCACCCTCAACAGGAACAGATGAACCTTCAGTATAGCCTGATCCGCGTCCTGCTAGAGAGATGGAAGAAACAACACCAGAAAATAGAGTTCCTGATAGAAAGTAAGTTACCGCTTCTTCTTCATAAAAGCAGTATATCGTTTCACCGTCAATAAATGACTTATACTCATTAGATAGTTTGAGTTCTTTGACCAACTGTCCTTTATCGTAATATACATCTACTGCTTCTACGATAGCAGTTGCATCTGATGATTGTCCTTGAATTTTCTTGTTAACAAAGTTAGAATGTGCAGTTGAACTCGATACATTGTTAACCTGAACATTACCCAACTTAACTGATTTCTGAATGAACCATTTACCATCTGAGGCTTTTAGAATGTCACGCTTTGGATAATAGAAACTGATTTCCTTGTTTAGTAGGATTCTCAATAGAAAGCGAACAGACTTTTCTGAACCTCTAGCACGATAGAAGTCTTTAACATGCTTAGTGATTAGTGTTCTGTCTGCTTGAATGCCAGCAGGAAGTAATGAAATGAAATTATCATATAACTTCTCAATGAACTGATCTTCTGCATTGTCAATATCTTTGAACTTAGTAAAGTTCTTCGTTACGTTTAATGTCTGATTGTTTTGCTCTAGGAACTTATAATAGTCCTCTAGAAAGGCAACGAATGTCGTATGATCGTCTTTGACGAACTGTGGAACCTGTGATGAAACTAGATGTGATGTTTTGTTGTTTGATACAGACATTATTCAGGAATTACTTCTAGTTGGATGCTTTGATAATTGTTTTCATCAATAGCAATGATTCTATTTCTTGATGGATTAATAATGTCACTTGCAGGGATAACATTGACCGTCATAATGTCGTTGTCATAGAAGTCATTGATGCCAATTGCTTGTGGTAATAGAGAAGTGATTACAACTTTACCGGTTGTGTAGTCAATTGTTCCTACATTTTCGTTAACGATAACTTTCTCACCGTTAGACTTATAGTAGAATGTTCTTAGAACACCGTTACGTGCTTCTAGAATTGCTTCAGCAGATGCTTCAGACCCACCACCATCGGTGATTTGAACTGTTGCTCTGGTATAGTTAGTTCCTTTACTTGTCACCGTAATGCTGTAAATCTTATTACCAGCGATAGATGCAACTGCTGAGGCACCAGAACCATCACCAATAATGGTTACAGTTGGTGCTGAGTCGAAATTCATACCAGGATTAATAATCTTGATTGAATCAATACCGGTGAATGAATCAGGAACTTCTTCGATGAATACGTTTCTATAGACCATAGCATTGTCTAGAACTGTGATATATGGATAGGTGTATAGTTTTTCAAGATAAGCACCCTTCATAAGTTTTGTATTATAATTGATATAATAGTTCTTAGACTGCAAAGTTGTCAACTGAACACGCTTCTGCATATACACAACAATATCTGAGGCTGTGATAGACTTTTCACAGTTCTCAATGTAGTATTGTAGTCTTGACTTTTTATACTTTGCTTTGAATGTGTTTAGTTCGTTGTTGCTATAGTTAATAATGGCCTGTCTAACGATTGCCTGGAGTTCTTCTCCGGTCTTAGTTGTTAGAGATGGATTATATGTAACCTTACCCTGAATCATTAAGAACACATAATCAGGATCTACGATTTCAGGGATGATAGTTAGAACGTTTCTATTCTCAATTAGTGTATTCTTGATGCGTTCTTTCTCAAGATTAGAAAGAGCATAGAAGCCACGTGTCTTTAGTGATAGATAGACTTTGCCATAAACAACAGGATCATTATCTTCACCACCCCAAATAGAGACTGAATCGATATTATCGTAGTCTTTGGTGATTAGTGATTCATAGTCGTTAACAGTTACGGCTCTGTTCTGTGCTGTGTAGTAATATGGCGCACGGAAACGAATCTTATCGATGTCTTCCTTGTCAACACCACCATATGATGTTTCTACAGTGGTAACAAGAACACTGTCTCTATAATTAGGACCGCCAATAGGATCAGTAAACTTAAACTTTGAAATGTTGTTTGAGACTGCACCAACTGTGTCGAGGTAAGTTGCAATAACAATATTACCGTCTTTTGGTCTATGACCTAGAACACCATCACCGAAGTAGATGGTATACTTGAGTTGATCATCTTCTTCAACAAAGAATACTTTTGAATCACCAGAAATTTCTGTTAGATCAGCAGCAACCTTATATTCGATTGTGGTTGTATTAGATGACGATTCTTGAACAGTAACAACAAGACTATCAGTATCAACATTAGCGGATGGAATCTGAAAGCGTCTTGATGTATTAATCGAGTCAACTAAGAATTGTTGTGTAACAACCTGCCCCTGTTTAATGAATACATTGGCAAAGTTAAATGAGCCAGCCGACTTGTGTGCGGTATTTGAATTAATAGTTACGAATGGGAAATTAACACCGTTCTTATCTTGTCCAACTAGTCTTGTGTATTTGTCTAGTGTGATAACGTTTGTATCACGATCTTCTGTGGTAGATGGTGTTACGACAATGTTAACCTTAGATAATGAACCGTGTGCTGAACTAGGAACATAATTGATTAGTTTAGCATGTGAAAGGATATTGTTACGAACCTGTGCAGTATCTAGGAACGATTCATTAGCAGCCATGTTAAGATAGAAAGAGTTATAATATGTATTGTATGCAAGAACGTCCAATAGAACAGACATACCAGAACCGTCAAAATCGTAGTCAGTGAATGTGGACTGACTACGAAGAAAGTTTTTTAGATTTTCTTTAATCTTAAAGAAGTCTAGGTCTGCAACTTGGAGTGTGGTATTAGAAGTTGCCATATTATTAACGAACCCTTTCTAGGAATATTGTTGTTAGGACTGGCTGCTCACGGTTCTTAATGACATACATCAGATTAACATTGAAACCATTTCTGTCTACATCAAGATCAACTTCAACATTTAAAACAGATACTCTTGGTTCAAAGTTATTTATAACGTCTGTCACAGCAGTCTGTAGTTGATTAGCCGTAAACTGATCAGCGTTATTAAATAGTGTGTTACGAATATTTGATCCGATATATGATCTGAATGGACGATCATAATAGTTAGTGAAGATCAAGTTTCTGATTGATCTTTTAATAGCATCATCACCAGATTTAACAACCACATCACTCGTAGTAGGGTGACGCAGGAAGTCTAAATCTAAATCTGTATAGTCGGGCTGACGATTGATAAATGACTTTGCCATAGTAGTCCTTTTAGTATTCCTTTATTTATGCCAGTTTACCGATAGACGCTGCATCTGACGAAGCCACTTGTGGATTGGCAGAAGGTGTTGTCGTTGGTGCACCAGGCTTTGCAGCATTGCTAGCCGTCTGGGCTCCTTCTTGCATACGAATCTCTGCTGCTTGTATTTTCTTTTGTCCGCTGAAATTCATATGACTATCTGTTCCGCTAATCTTAACTGCACCAGATGAATTGATATCTAGACTTGCTGATTTAATTAGAGTGCCTTGACTAGACGTTACATCAACTGATCCTGCTCTTGCTTCCATCTTAACAGTCTTTGCGCTTTGTGCTAATTGTGAATTGGTGAATAGAGATAGTTGTTTCTCTGAGCCAAGATTAAGCGAACCTTTAGAAGAAGCAATAGTGGCATCTTCTCCAGCAGCCATAGCATATGACTTAGCAACCTGTCTTGATTCGCTACCAGCAACCTTGGTTGTTCTGTTACCACCAATAGCAACGTCCATATTGTTGCGAATAACTGCATTATGACTATCTGCGGTAACATTGTAAGCACCGGTGACTGTCATATTAACATCACCATGAACAGTCTTATTATAATCACCATACACCATCATTGACCCATGACCTTTAACTGTAAGATCATGTGCACCAGTGACAGTCATTCTATTTTCACCAAAGATAATATCATATTTACCATGATGTGCAGTTACTTGAACAGAACCATCTGGTAGAAATTGAAATGCTGATCCGCTTCTATGTTGAATAGTCATACTCTCTGAACCAGGAGTATCATCGACCATCATAGGTATATTACCAGAGCGTGTCTTGGTGATTAATTGATTGGGGTACTTACCAGCGTTTTTCTTGGTACGAGGATCTTTCGCTGATGACCACTTTTGTGGTGTTTCTTTTTTAGGGTTATCGTGTTCTGCCATTATATCCTCTTACGACATAAACTTAGAAAGTGGATTGCCACCTTGAATTGTTTGCATAACTATACTCTTTAAATCAACATCTTTATTCATGCCTTCCATCAACTGTTTCATTTGTCCTTCAGCATTTGGTGGTAGACGCTTCATCATATCCATTAGATTAGATATCTTATCACCAAACATATTCTGTCCGCTGCCAGAGCCAGGATTAGAAGATGGATTGCTAAGATTGTTACTCATATTCTGCTGTGGTGTTGTATTAGAATATTCAGTCTGAATATCACCAGTTGCAGTAATAATAGTATTAGCATTACCCCAGACAGTATTTGATGTAATAACTGTATTGGCTAATTTATCTAAGCCAAACAATGTTTCATCATGCTGCAAACGATTAAGAACTTCCATCAAATCTGCTAGACAGGTAACCTGACTGAGTAGTTCCGCAGCATTATCTAGATATGTTTCATCATGAACACGGAACATTGTGGTAAATGCAGAATGTGTTGAATTTGCATCAAGCCCCTGTGACATTGTAGCAATACTAGTCAAGGCATCTTGCATTTGTGGGGATAGGTTTTCTTGGATTTGATCCATTCTGTTATAAGAGAGGCTAGTCTGTAACCCTTGTTGACCCTGGGCACCACCTGCTGCACCACCTCCACCCATGTTACCCATGAGACCTTGAAACATACCACCAAGAGACATGACAGACCCTGGCAAGTTATTCATCATATCCCCTGTTAGGAGATTAGAGAATTGTTGTTTAGCAGTAGGAACGTTAGTGACTTCGGGTAATTTATAACCAGTTGTTTCGAACATAGAGCCGTGAGAAGGAGTTCCCTTTAGTAGTGAGTGCTTATGCTTCTTACCTTTTTCTTTAATCTTTTTGACCTTGGCACCCTTTTCAACGGTCTCCTCGATATCTGGTGGAATATTAACACCAGTCTCACGATCAAATAGTTCTTGAAAGTATTGAGCACCTAATAGATTCTTACCACCACCTTGGCTGCCCTTGTCATAATTAACAATATCATTAGCCTGACCAAGAATAACACCACCACTCTGTCCAGGATACTTGAGAAAATATACAAGCGCACCAGGATCCATTACACCTTGAAACGATTGCTGACCTAATGCAGTTGGTGAGTGCATTAATGGTGAGAACGCTAGATGTTCTTGTTTAACACCTTCTGGGTCCATTGTAGAAGGTAGAATAACTTTTTGATTACCTGAATGATCTTTGGGATGATCACCATCTCCTTGTGGATCACCACCAGAAGCGATGACACCTAATTCGATTAAGCCTAGAGGATTATTACTAATGCCCATTATACTTCACCTCCACCAGCAGTTTGAGCAACGCATTCCATATTAGTAACAGAGAAGCCGCCGAGTTTAATATCGTGAACAAGAGCAGCAATAAGATATTTACCGCTACCATATACAAGTTCACCACTTGTTGATTTAGAATTGATCCATTTTAGTTCTATCATCTTGCCAGCGTGTAAGTCTAGATTGCAGGGAACAGTAATTCTTAGAGCCATCTTGTCTTTATCTAATAGACTCATTCTAGCCTGACGCTTTAATAGATGGCTTTCAGTATCTAAGTTACAACTGTTTCTGTCTTCCGCTGTTGACTCATTAGAGAAGCCTTGCTTGTAATTATACTGACCGATACCGCAGTCACAATCTTGTGTGCCACCACGTTGTGTAAAGATTTTGTGCACCATATCCATAAAGGCACCACTGTTCTGGTCTTTACCTTTATCATCGACACCGTTTAGAATATCTGTTAGATAATCAAAGTCACAGGGGAACGAAAAGTTAATAGCATAGTCATTATTGGCATATCCAGTTTCATTTTCAATATCGACTTGCTGATATTTCTTAATCACACTACCCTGAGTCATTTTCTTTAATGAGGTAAAATAATGCTTACCACCATCTTCGTATGTCATGAAATGCACAAATGATGGATCATCACCATCTAATGCTACGCTTGCTTGTTGTGCAATTACCTGGTAGGGGTGAATGTTCTCTGCAATATAATCTCTAGCAGGATCAGCAGAATCAACTTGCTTTTCGTTTGCTTCAACACAATGACCCAATACATGCTCAACAATCTCGGAAGGTCTGGTGCATTTCCATGATTTAGATACAAGACACTTGGCATCCAACAATAGTGTTTCATCACAGGCATGAATAACAAATTCTTCAGTCTGACCTACGTTTGTTGGCATGAACTTTCTGTCTGCCATTCTATAGACTTTTTGATTAACGCTTAGTGTAGTATTATTAGATTTGAGAGTGAACTTGATGCCACTATTCTTCCACTGATCAAAGTCTTTACCGGGAGGATTGTATATCAATGATTGCAACTTAACCGCAGTCTGTGGACTTTGTGTCGTAAGACTTTCGATCATTAGAATTTCTTTAATCATAACTCCTTCAAGATTTGATGGTGGTCCATCGATATCGAATGCCTCGACGCTGACTATACCATGTTCTTGGAGTATATTAAAATTTTCTGCCATGTTACTTTGCGAATCTTCTGAATGATGGATATGCACCAGTTAGAATGTTAAACTCGTCCATTATCTTAGAGTGATATTCTTTTTTGATTACCTTAATCAAACGTCTATCTTCATTTAGTTGGTGTTCATAGTCATATGCATATACAATCTCACCACTAGTGGTAACTGTTATTGTCTTACCTTCGAAGTCAAATGTTTCCACAGATTGAACTGCTGCTAAAGAACCAGGGTCACCGAAATGTGGGTTATAATAGTTATAGGGAACATCTAGATTGTTATCAGTAAGTTTAGTACCATTAACTTCGAATCTTGTTTCTGTCACTACATTATCTGGCTGCAACTCTCTTGTTACTACCATATTGTAGTGATGCACCAATGTTTCTGCGGCCTCGACTGATCCATACTTATCGATCAGATAGGTATTAAATGCGTCATAGTTAAGCGGCCACTCAAACTGCGGATCAATGATCTGATTAGCAATAAGAACCATCCAACCAGCACCCGCATCACCATAAACTTTCTCTGCGACAATCTCTGGTGTTTCACCATCTTCTACTTCAACCACATAATATGAATTGATGTTATTCAATACTTCCCGAATAACACGGACACGAAAGAAGATATTGGTAACAGTCTCATAATTGGGGTCAAGCAATGAACGTGTAGGATCATACTTGATCTTAGGTAACTTATCGAAATATGAATTGTATGTTAATAATGCCATTGCTTTATTGGTTAAATACCCAATCCTCTACTGGAAGTTGAATTGCCATATTAAATTCGCTGGGATACACCTCAATAAACTTTGATCGAACCTGAGTAAACACGTATCTATGCACACAGGGCATTGCTAACTTCTCTAAACTTGAAAATGCTTTAAGCATATCATAATCAATCATAATCTTTGTTTGATCGTCGATGACCGCTTCACTTTTAAATCGTAGTAGCATCTCTAGCAATGCTGCTCTGCCACCACTGTTTAGATAGTGAAGATTGATTCCTAAGAACCCGTTGCTATATCTTTCAATAGGTATACACATTGGGAACTTGTCATACTTAGGCAGATATGATCTACCAATCGGATTATACTTAAAGAAATACATACGACCTAGCATTGCAGTAGAACGACCACGCATGTCATTTGACATAACGATCTTTCTAACTGTCTTTGGGTCTTTTGTTTCGGCTGCTTTCTCAAACAACCACTTCTGCATCTCTGCGGAAGTATATTTCTTTTTGCCTTCGTCTGCCATATGACTATTTATTCTTCTTATTAAACAGTTCTTTTTCGGTTATCAGTTTAAATTCCCACCCCTTGTGCTGACAATATTTAGATGCAGCATCCCACTTGGCTTGATTCACACCATATGTCATAACCTCATTGAGAAACCTTTTAGTTTGTCTCTGTGGCTTCTTAGGTACTTGTGTCTGTGCAATAGGCTTAACCTCTAGTAGCATCACCTTAACAGAACCATCTGGTGCTCGTGCTTCAACATAAAAGTCAGGGAAATATCTATGAACTTTATTATCAACAGGAGACACATAAGGTATAATAATCTCCTCAGATGACCAAGATATAACATTAATATTATCATCTAGTGAATCCATTACTCGTTTCTCCCAACCGGAGCGATAGACTATATTGTTTGCATCACCACGATACTTGGAGGGGTTCTTCGGTCTGAAAAAACCCTGTTTGAAATTAGTTGCCATTATATACCTCTGCTAAATATATGTAGCATACTTTTATAGAGGAAACAAATGAAATCAACTTGGGCAGATACGTTTAACACAATGTTTGGTGCGGCATCAGATAGTGTATCAGGTGCTATCAATAGGGTTACCGATACAGTATCAGCAGCAGCGAGAGATAAAGCCGTTGCGTTTCTTGAAAGTGCTGGTGGTGAGAAACAGTATCCATATGATGAAAATAGATTCCCTGAGGATCTTGGTGATGATCAAACGGGACATTATCTAAGAATATCCGTCTATACAGGTGGTGCACAAGCAACAGGTTCTCTCGGACTTAACCCACCAAACTATAACGCATATACAGCATATCTGTTTATTCCTGGTGCGGCACCGGGTGAACAAATGCCATTGATCTATGATATGAACCATAACTTTACTGATATTAGATTGACAAACATTATCAATGACAGTCTGTTAGGTGTCACCGCTTCACTAGCAACCAGAAGGGCAATTAACCCAATGGTTCAGGTTCTCTATAGAAGCAGCAATCTAAGACAGTTTGATTTCTCTTTTCTCATGGTACCACGTAACGAGAAAGAGTCACAGTCTATTGAGAATATTGTCAAGAATATTAGAGCATATGCAGCACCAGAGTTTTCAGGACCAGCAGTAATCGCACCAGCAGAATTTCATTTCTCAATTTGGAACAAAGACACAAGATATCCTAACACACATATACCACTTATTGAAAGATGTGTTATCAGTAAGGTGCAAGCAAACTTTGCACCACCAGGAACATTCTCTACCTTTAGAAATGGTTACCCAGTCTCATGCTTACTCACATTCTCTGCCACTGAAGTCAGACTCATTGACAGAAGAATGATTAAGGATCAAGGTTTCTAATAATGGCATCTTTTACCATAGAAAATCCACCTACAAATACTACAATGCTGGACTTCAATGCAGCAATTAATGATCTAGGTGCACCTGCTAAGAACTGTCGATTTGCTATTCAGATATTACCTTCGGGTTTAGGTCCGAATGGTCACTTCTTATATAAACTTGGCTATACAAGTATGCTCAAGGACCTCACCTATCTATGTGAAGCGGTAGAGTTTCCTGGTCGTGGCTTCGAGTTCATCGAATCAAGATATTATGGTCCTTCACAGTTTCTACCATACAACTCAAAGTATAACAACGAGTTTTCTGTTTCAATCCTAACTAGACAAAAAGCATATGAAAGACAAATGTTTGATGACTGGTTGGAAGTTATTAACCCAACAAACACATTCGACTTTAACTACACAGATGTTTATTATGCCACGATTAGAGTATTTCAATTAGCAGAAATATCAAATGGTGAAAAGTCACCAACAAGAGGTAAGGCATCATATCTCTGGGAACTTAAACAAGCATGGCCATTTCAGGTTAATCCACAGCAGGTTACCTGGGCTGATAATGACGTTCTAAGATTGAATATCACATTCACATATAGATACTGGAGTAGACCAGGAAGAGATGCTATACCTGGAGGTTCACCAATACCTTTGAGTCCAGCAACATAATGGAGTAAATAATGTCTTTGCCTATTGAAACGAGCAACAAACCGTTGCCCAAAATTGATGTGCCAGTTTATACAGTAAAGATACCATCGAGTCAGAAAACTATTAAGGTCAGACCATTCAACGTTAAAGAAGAAAAACTTCTACTAATGGCAGCAGAGTCTAATAGTGGTGAGGAGATTGTTAGCACGGTTAAGCAAGTGATCAATAACTGTATCGTGAGTGGAACTTTTGATGTAGATAAAGCACCATTCTTTGATATCGATTTTTTGTTTATCTTTCTACGTGCTAAGTCTATCGGTGAGTCAGTTGAGATTAATCTTACCTGCCACAATATATTGAATGATGAAGAAGGAAGAGTTTGTGGTCATACATTCAAGACCAATATGGACATTTCTAATAACGAGATTATCTATAATGATGAAGTAAAAGATGATGTCAAACTAGATAAGACCAGTGGTGTCATGATGAAATATCCAAACTATGCACTGATTAAGCAGTTGGATGACACTCCGGACAATGAGAAGAAAACCAAAATTATCATGAACTCTATTGAACACATATATGATAAAAAGGGTGTGTATTCTGCTAAAGACTATTCATCTAAGGAACTTAAAGATTTCATTGAGGGGCTAACAGAAGAAAACTATAAGAAACTGGAATACTATATCGACAACTTCCCTTCTTTCTTAGTTAAGATCGAAGCAGACTGCCCTAAATGTGGCTTTCATCATGTTGTGAGGTATGCAGATTTCCTAGATTTTTTTCAGTAATAATGGGTCATGACAGACTCGGGAATGTATTTAAAACGAACTTTGCATTGATGCAGCATCATCACTGGAGTTTAACAGAACTAGAACAGTTGATGCCGTGGGAAAGATATATCTACCTTGACATGCTAAAACAATTCTTAGATGAACAAGAGAAACTAAGAAAGCAACATGAGCAAGAACAAAAAGCAAAACTATCGCAACTAGAGCGTCAAGCAAAAATGAGAAGGTAAATGGCATTATCCTTTAAACTAACAAAAGCAAACTACGATGCTCTAAGAAGCATGAGCATGTCACAGAGAATACAAGTAGCCAAGAACGATGAAGTCGGTCAATGGCTCTTGTCTCTAATGTCACCTACTCAATTAGCAGAACTCTTCCCACTATACTATCAGAGAATGTTACCTGTAGATATATCAGGTTTCGCTAAAGCAATGCCAACGTCAATGACAATGGCCAAGCAAAGAGCAATCGAAGAACAGTTACAGAATACGGCTTCTGGAGCATCTGCCGGTGCCAATATGCAAGCAGGTGGATGGAGAAAGAAGTGGCAAGAGAGTATGACTGCTAAGGTTGGTAAGACACCACCTCCACAATTATCAGAAGAACAGAAAAAGACATATGATGCATTGAAGTCTACACCAATGGCTGTCGATGATCCTCGTGCTAAGATGTTTGCAGGACTAGATGAAAGTCAATTATCATCTGTTGGTGTTAAAAAGATTACACAAGATGGTAAAGACTTCTTCAAATATACTGCACCAACTGTAAGTGACGAAGAAGTAAAACGAGCAATCGCAAGTCAAGGCAATTTTGAGCAAAGAGCATCAGCCTTTATGCCAAGATTACAAAAAGATTTGAATATTACAAAAGAACAGGCAGCGGGTATTATAGGCAGTCTAGGAGGTGAAACTGGTGGGCTAAAAGCAGTTCAAGAATTACATCCAGTAATTCCAGGCAGTAGGGGTGGTTTTGGTTGGGCTCAATGGACAGGACCAAGACGAGTTGAGTTCGAACAGTTTTCTGCTGCTAGAGGATTAAGTATTACCTCTGATGAAGCAAACTATCAATTTTTGGTGCATGAACTCAAAGGTAGTGAATCAAAAGCACTTAATCAATTGAAGCAAACTGGCAGCGTCGATGAAGCAGCAAGAGTATTTACTGGTTCAGCAGCCACAGGCATTGGCTATCTGAGACCTGGAATTGAACACTACGGCTCAAGTATTTCAAAAGCAAGACAGGCATATGGTGCAATAGGTATTACTAATGACTATTCGGATAAGTCAATGGAACTTGCTAGAGAAAAACTTATTCGCAATATGGAAGCCAATAGAATTGGTACACTAGCAGAATATACTAATGCAGGACTACCAGCACCAGGCTCACCAGAAGCCTCAGCAATCGTTGGTGATACTAAAGGTGCTAATGCAGTTGCATCAAAGATTAAAGATCAGTTTGGTAATCTAAGCAACCCACAGTGCGTTGCTCTAGCAAAAGCGTATGTTGGTTCTAATAGTTCTGTCACAGAATGGCGCCGTGGTTCTAATGTTATGGACGGTACACTAAAGCCAGGAACACCTATTGCTACATTCATGGATAGAAAAGGCAACCCATCTTCAATGTATGACGGTGGACAAGGTGTCGGTGCACCAGGTAATCACACAACCCACGCTGCTGTCTTCCTAGACTATCAGAGAGATGGTGCAGGTAAGATTACAGGCATTCGTGTCATGGAGCAATACAAAGGCTCTGGAGGTGCTCATGAACGCACATATCCTGTCGGTGGCTTCGGTACTAACAATGCTGCTAACTATCACTCTATTAATGATAAGAGTGGTGCACCATTAGGGTCTACTAATCCTATGGTACAAAACGCAGCAGTTGATCCACCTAAGACACCACTTGCCGATTATACTTCTAAAGTTCCTATGCAGGCTAACCCACCACCTAAACCAGTAGAAGCAAAGCCTGCAAACAAAGACAATGCACAACCACCTAAACAAGTAAAAGCAAATGCTAAAGGTGGTATTAACAAGATTAACACAGAACAAATCTCAGCATATCCAATCGGTGGTGCTCAAGGTGATAATGCAGTTGTTGTCAATGCACAGCAGCAACCACTCTTTACAATGAATACTAATGAGAAGATGCTTATTGATCCTAAGAAGGATACGGCACAGGTTATCCCTGATCAAAAGCCAGATGTGAGCCAGAAGCCAACACAAGATACAGGTGTTATGGATGAATTTAAAGCAGCCATTCAGGAACTTAAAAACGAGTTCTCACAGAATGATCCTGGCAAGTTTAAGCAACCTGATATGCCTAATAGAGAGACATTCGATAAAGATACACAACAGGGTCATATATTAGATGGTATGAATGATTTGTCTAAAGAATGGTATTCAACACCTTCAATGAAACGTGCTGCATTTAGAACAGGTGGTGTTGAGACCGGTGAACCAGTAAGTAACTTCCATTATAGTCACGGTAACAGATCATAAAAAAGGGGAGCATTTCTGCTCCCCAATTCTATTAGTCCTCAGCAAGTTTTCTAAACATTGCTAGATCCTCATCCTCGTCATCTTCGACAACGGGAGCCTTCTTAGCAACTGGCTTAGACTGGGTGAATGGAACATCATCATCGTCATCAACAACTGGTGACTTCTTAACAACTGCGGTTGCTACAGTCATAGTTGAGGTACCGGTTGATAGCCCCATAACGTCATCAAGACGCTTCTTCAATTCATCATAAGACTTGAAGTTCTTAGAGTCAACAATCTCCTTGAGAGAATACTCAGACTTCCAAATTGTTTCCAACTCAGAGTCATCTTCACTCAAAGGACCTGGTGTTAAGAATGTTGATTCATCGTAGTTTGGAAAACCAGACTGACGGGTCATCTTCAACTTGAATGGTGCACCAGCCCATAGATCGAATGGGTTGACCTTGGCTTCTGACTCAAGGTCTGGGTTCATCATCTTTGTAATCTTATCAAAGATTTTCTTACCATACTTGAATAGAAATACCTTACCCTCATTCTGTGGGTTCTTAGGATCGTTGATAACCTGAATATTAGAGACATAGTGCAGACGACGCTTCTGATCACGAGCCTGCTTACGCTCCGGTGAGTTATCATCACCCGAAGCATTCCACAGAGTGGAGTTATACTCAGAAACAGGATCCTTCTGACCTAGAGTCGTTAGGGACTTCTCAATATACCACTTACCAGTGATCTTATTCTGGAAGCCATGGTCCCAATACTGTACCCATGGTAGAGCATCTTCACCGTCTACTGCTGGGCCAGGAAGAAAGCGAATAACTGCTAGAGCATTACCTGACTTATCAGGGGTAGGCTTCCAATAGTTATCGGTTTCTTTGTTTTCGTATGTGGGGGTATTGAGTTTGTCCACTTCCTTTAGTAGGTTATCAAAGGACTTAGACTGCTTCTTGAGGTTTGCAAAGTTCATATATTTTCTCCGTATGTTCGTTGTATAGTCGTATTATCCACATATTCATAATATAATGTTTGTATTGTAACAGAAGAATCTCCTTCTGTCAAGTGATATTTAGTCACCATTGCATAGAAGGATCATTTAGATCCTCCCATTCCCATTTGCTGATGGGATCCTTTCTTTCATCGACAACAGCCTGACACTCAAACTTGACCTCTTGTATTGTCTTTTCTCCCCATGTGCGACGAGGATTAGCACACATATAGCAACGAGGATTGCCACAGTTCATGGCATGTTTCTTGTGTAACTTGTGCTTATTGTTGTCGTTGTAATACCCATGATCGTGGGTCTTAGCGATATCAAACTGTCGTTCGATATGTCTGTCTTTCTGTTGAAATCTCTTTTGTCGTTTAGTCTTGGAGTAACTCATATCCATAGATAATCTCCATATAATATAGAACTTCATCTGATGGCAGCCAAATAGTTTGTGTATCTTTACATACTAGAACCATTCGACCTTCTTCATTGAATGTTCTAAAGTAATACCCATCTGCAACTTGCAATAGAATATCTGACGCTTTACCCTGTAGAGTTTCCATTTACTTTCTCCTTGAGTATGGCTTTGATTCTATCCGAGTCATACTTTAGGAAGGGTCTATACTTTCGGACTTTCAAAGCAAGTCTTGACCAAATGATATCATCATCTCCTAAGTATTTATCAAACTTATCAGTATAGGGTATGAAATCATTTAGAATGACCGCAGACTCAAAAGCAATAGATTGACGGAGAGTAAGATTGATAATATGAGGATACTCCCCATCGACAATACTAAAAGCACGTTTACAATCGTGTTCAAATACTCTGTCCATGTCATTCTTGAAGATATATGAGAGTGATTGTTGTCGCTTCTGTAACTCATAAAACGCTCCATGTGCATCTTCCTCAAGCATGTCTGTTATATAATGCCGATCTTCTAAGAAGTTTGCAATGTAGAAGTTTTTCAACTCCTCGGCATTATATAGTTTCGCAACCTTTTCAAAGAATGCCTTATCGTTACGCTTTAGATATGACTCCTTAGTTGCACGGAGTTTACCGTTCATCTGAAAGAAGTCATACTTAGCACTAGTGAAATGAGTTCGCAAGGCTAAGAATAACAGATATGCACCATATCCTGAGAAGTGTTTCATTTTATCCGTTAGATATATGATGAATCGGTACGATAACGCTTCATGGTATCTTCCATAGTCTGTGCTGTGATACCAGCATTATCTAAGGTCTGCTTATTGATAGTATATTCAGCACCCGCAATCATCACTTTGCCGATTGCTTCCTGTTTCAACTTCTCAAATGACTCACGAATGGCCTCACGGTGAGCATCTAACAGAGTTTTCTTACTGCCATCATCAAGAGTCCAACCTTTGGTAAGAAAGTTGCTTAGACGATACTGATGGTTCTTACTATTCTGATCATTATTAATCTTGAGGATCTTATTCTGGATACAATCAAACGTCTCACGGTTGATATAGAGTTTTACCTCTAGAGGAACATAAGATACCTTGCAATGCTTATAGTCAAAGTGTGCTAGTAGTTCCTCACGAGTCTTATACTTGGTGAGAATATACTGTGCATCTGTTTTATGATTATTGATGACATCCACAATGTTTGAATTGTGCATATATGCCATCATTTCGGAACGTGACCATTCCGTGTCTGCAAAAGGAACATCATCAAAGATTGAATTGATAAGTGTGTTGATAGGTGTGATAGGATTGTAGGCGTCTGCCATTGCCTTTTTCGCCGCTTCTTGTCTTTCACTCTGCTTCTTGAAACCTTCTGTCAGGTGATTATATACAACAACATCATTGTTCAATACAAAGATATCAATGTCCTTGAACTTATTATTTTGTAGGACATTCGTAAAGAATCCACCAGCAATCACGACGTTATGGCCATATAAACCTGATAAGAGATTTCGTGATTTGATTAGGGACTGGATTTCGGCCTTGGCGTTTTCAATAGATAAGGATTCATTCGCATTAAACATCATATCACCATATTAAAGAGGGAGTTGGGAAGTGTTTGACTTTTTGAGGTAGTGTAGTTCTTCGGCTTCTAGTTTGATCTTTGACTTGAGGACACCAGAAACTAATTTCGCTGCTGTCTCTACCTCAAATCCAGTTTCTTCGCAATACATACAGATTGCATCGATGTATGGTATGTCTTTCATATAGACCATCTCCTCGATGGCCATTGAAAAGCGGCTGATATCTTCTGCGTTCATACGAACATACCAAATAGGCCAGAGAGAATACAGATTGTGATAGCGGATGCAATAGTGATTTCGATTACTCCTGTTGCCCAATAACCAAGAATAGCACCAAGAAACAAACCTGCAAAGGCACAGATATAAACGTTGGCGCTTAGTGCGAAGTTAAACTCACGCATACCAGTGTATTTGTCTTTCTCACTCATAATATAATCCTTTCATGAAGCGGGCCCGTTCTGTTTCGAGGTGGAGCCCATACCCAAAGGTTATGCTGCTAGAGCAAATGCCTCATAGGCGTTGTTGTCGTTTGCCTTTACGATTTGCTTTCGATCTCCTTACGCCTTTACCACGTAGATCGATTCCCGGAACACCCCCATCATAAAGAAACATATGGATTGGTCTTTCTCATTACAGATTTTAGTCTTCCACGATCCCATCCTTCTGGATGATCATCTAAAGAATACTGACCTTCTTTATCACCATTGTTGAACCAGTATCTTTTGTTTCTGACTTTTCTACCATCAACATTTTTAGCATAACCAGATTCTCTCTTATGAAAAGGCAAATAATCTGGATCATCCCTAAACTTTATATGCGGACCCCAACGTCTCATATTTGCTATTTTGGCGCCTTGTTTGGCGCCTTCACGAATAGCCAACAATCTACATTCTTCTGTGGACATCAACTTTAGAAGGCCTTGCCAAGCAGCGTAGTCTTGCCATAGACCGTGTTGTTCATACAAAACACGGTGCGCCTCAGCATGTTCTTCCACAGATAGTTCTACTAAGTTTTCAGGATCATCATTCCCACCCATATGTTTAGGAATGATATGGTGTTTATGCTTCATTGTTTCCTTATGGTGGAGGTGGGGGGATTTGAACCCCCGTCTCTTCCGCTTATTCTGCGTCTCTCAACGATCTAAGCATACTATTTATAGCATAGGTGATTTCAAAAGTCAAGTCTAAAGTGGTGCAAAAGTTTTATTATGTCCGTTTAACGATAAGGTAACGGCACTGACATAGCCACACTCTTTGGTTCCTGGAATAGCGAACCCACCTGAACCATGCCAGTGGAATGAAGGAGCATTACACTCACCACCATTAATGCTGACCAACGAAACATCTGTCACCTTCTTCGCTTTACAATGAACAATATGGCTATCGCCAGGTTTCTTCTCACATGAAAAATCTTCTGACGCCCAAGCGAATGAAGGTACCATGGCAAACAAAAAGAACAGTTTTCTCATTCTTTGCCTGCTATGTTTTTCATCAACTCAACCGGGTAATCAATAAGTCTTGCTAGTGACTGAACAGCATTTTCCTGGCTGATACCACCAGCGACCTTATCTTTACTCCATACAACATACTTAATCACGGATGCAATATCGATTGCCTTTTCATCATTCAATTCTTTCATTGTGTCTCCAATTCATTTTCAAAATCTTCTAATTCCGTTCCTTGCACACCTCCTGGTCCGTTACTGGCACGGACGGCTAGTTGAGTCCCGTATAATGCACTCACCGACGGTCGCCACGAGGCAACCAGACAAACCCAAACTAAGAAACACCAATGCGATTGCTAGATAAATTTTCTTCATTTAAATACCTCCCAAAATTCTTTCATTGCCAACTCATAGTCCAGGACAAGTTCCTTGGCCTTGGATAAGTCATCGACAATAGAGATTATTTTCATCCCTGAGGGATCGTTCTCAAGATAAGCATACTGACCATCCTCGGTCATAGCACACGCAACATAGTTGTCATCCGATATATAACAAGTTTTAGTAGCCTGTTTCATATCTAATCTCTTTCTTCATTTCTTTGGACTGTTCTTTACCACGAAGGTCTCTAACAGCACAACACTTACATGACAAAAGTTTAAACTTCTTACCTTTAAGATTGGCATTACCCGCTTTAGCATGATTGCCAATTGATTTCATAGGTCAGTCTCCGATCTAAACTGTTTCACCTTTCGTGCTAACTCTGGTATATAATCTCTGCGGTTACGAATAAACACCTGAGGTTGTTCATGGTCAACAGATATAAGCACCACAATTTGCTTACATTGCACTCCTGTCATCTCCTCATACATGAGAGAATAGCAGGTACACTGTTCAAAGTAATTTAGAATCCATTCTTCCTTCTTAGGCTTTAGAGAAGTTTTAAAGTCAATGATAGAAGGGATGCCATCAAACTCGGCAATACAATCAACTTGACCAGCGAGACCAAGTGTTTCTGAATAGAGCATAGTTTCCAGATAGTGAACATTATCAATCCTATTAATCTCAGGTCTAATCTCCAGAAATGCATGTTGCATATCTGGCATCACATCTTTTTCAGTGAGGAATCCTTTCTGATTAGAGATATAAGATTCCATAAGAGAATGGAATTTTGTACCTCGGCGGCTTGCTCGTGCCGAGATTTTGTTCGCTTCTTCTTCCCCGACTTTTTTGCGCCACTTTGCAATAGAGTCGCCTTTGAAGTGAGATAGGAAAGTCGTAACCGAGGGGAGTTTAGTACCCTTTGGCGAGATATAAAATCGCTTGCCATTATATTCTTCTCTCTTTAGTTCACATAGAGGGGTTGTGTTTATATGGGTAAATGTTTTCAACAGCCCACATCAAAATCGGTATCAGTGATTTCGTCCATTTTAAAACTCCGTAATAAAGGAGGGAGAATTGCTCTCCCTCCAATATATAGTCACTGTCCTACGACTGTGATGCCTTCTGTCTGTAGATAGTTTTTAAACTCAACCTCTTTGTCTTGATTAAACTTAACCCAGAATCTAAGATCATGTCTAGTGCCATCGGCTTGAACATTAGCCATCTGTGTATTGATAAACTCTTTCAATCGCTTCACATATTCATCTTTTGTAATTTGTGTCATAGTCCCATCTCCGTTTTCTGAATAATATATTCTTTCACAACACCACTTCTTACAATATCTTCAATACCAAATTCAATGTGATCAAAAGATGGCATACGTCTCGTGATGTTCATCAACTCTTTAATACCAGTTTTCTCGTGTGGCTTATGTAGATCAGTCTGACGATAATCACCACAGAAGATGATACGAGAATTGTTTCCGATACGTGTCATAACGGTATCAATTTCCTGGAATGTCATATTGTTACATTCGTCCACTATGATAATACTATCATTAAATGTCGTTCCACGCAAGAAGGAAGTTGTGGTAAACTCAACTAATTTTTTCATTTTCAAAATCTTCCATCCGTCACCACGACCGAAAAGATCGTCACAGATTTCCTGATAAGGTTGTTCATATACTTCCGCTTTTTGCTTTTCAGATCCAGGAAGAAAACCCATATCTCTGGATGGTACAACGGAGCGGATGATAACGACCCTCTTATATGTCTCGTCTATTAACACCTCCTTTAGTGCTAGGTATGAGGATAGAAAAGTTTTACCGGTGCCGGCATAACCGTGTAGCATTAGATTAGAACCGTCTTGATATGCGTCCCACACTCTCTGTTGGTTTACTGTTAGTGGTTTAATGTGACGTAGTTCAAAATGGTTTCTTTCTGCAATGTTCTCATTATTTTGTTGCTGATTACGGTTATTTCTTCTCTGCTTTCGTGACATATATTTACCTTTATTGCTATTGTTAGTCACATCATCATAACCAAAAGAGGTCGAAGCCTTCTTACGGGCTCGACCTCTAAACTTTTTGGAAGGTGTCTGGTCTGTCAGATTAAATCTCCTTAGGAATATCCCAACGCTTATTAGCCACGGCATCTGCACCAGGTACAGCGGACTTAACACGACCAAGAATATACTTTTGAAAATCTGCTGGAGGTTTAGTGACGCCAATTGAGACTGGGTCTACAAAGTTTGCTGCTAGGATCATCTGCTCCCAGTCAGGCTTATCGTCTAGGTAGGTATCATGTTCAGCCATTGTCATGGTAACAGTAACTTCTTCACCAGTCACTTTGTTTTTATATGTGTAATTAGGCATCAATCACGTCCTTTTGGGTCATAGAATGTATTATTGTTTAGACCACCATTCATATTAGTACCGAGAAACATTGGTGCTGATAATAGTTTCTCAAGTTCTGGATGATTGTCCAGAAAGGTATCTAGTTCGGAGACGGACATGAATACGTCGAACACCTCTCCTGTTTGTTTATCACGAAACGAATATGTTGGCATTAGTTCTCCATTATCCATGAAGGTGGCAATGCAGGTGCTTTCCACTTGTGAAGGTGTGCTTTGCCTACCTTGTAATAGTTTCGATAGTTTGTAATCGAATTTTCTGATATGATGTATTTAGCATCCATCGCACTAGGTGGCTGAAAGAAATGTTTGATAGGAATGTTATGCGGAGGAGTCTGCAACACTTTTAGAAGGCCGCTCTGTTCAATCTTATGGACTTTGCCATAGCGACGGGTATATTCTTTACAATGTTCATACAGATAGCACCACAGCCAGTTGTAGTTGTTATTAGACTCACGAGCCCAGATAGCAGACGGGTGATTGACATGCGTGGCAGAATATAGAATATTTTCACGGTCATCATCGATGCTCCAACGCTTGATCTTGCGACCAGAAGAAGCGTCAATATACTCGATGCCGTCAAGCACACGATGGGCAGTAGATAGCAACTGGGCAGCCTCAAGGATCATCTTGACACAATGCGAGTCAACAGCCCACTCGGCACACACTTTAGGATCAGAGTGTAGATAAAAGATATTCATAGGTCACGCTTGCCTTTCCAGAAAGCAACAACAACAGGGAAACGAAGTTTGTCATCTTCGGTTTTGTTCTGATATCTTACGGTAACGTCCGTACCGATATATTCATCAGCATTATACAGCAGATCCTTGAGCATGTCAAATGAGCCACGCACTCCGGAAAACTGTGTCGTTCCGTCTTTCAAACGGATTTCGATACGCTTGGCAGCACCTGCCCAGTTACCTTTACCTTCTTCGATAGAGACGATTTCAAATTCATCGTCCTCAAATTCCTTATGCTTGATAAGGTTCTTGGAACGCTTACCTTCATATAGTGAGTTAGGAACACGAAGCATCTGTCCTTCATATCCACTTTCGAGATAATGAAGGAGCATTGTTTCAATGTCATGTTCATCATTGACGTTTGTAGTCTTTACAGTTTGCACGATTGGATGATAACGATTACCAAATGAATTGTATGATCCAATATGCAGATTGATAAAGGAAAGCCGATCAATGAACGGACCATCCATAATCACATCATAGACATGATACTGAACCAATTTTGAGGCTTCGATATAGTCTTTGGTTTCAGGCTTAGTCTTACGAACAAGCGAGATAATCTTTTCGAAGTTGTCTCTTAGTTCATGGTTATAAAGTTCACCATCTAACACGGCATCAGGAAATGCCTGAAAGAACGGATCAAGCGCCTCAAGAATATGAGGACAAGAAACAATGGGCTTGCCGTTGCGTGACTGCATACCATCTTTAGAGATAAGGCAGCGAACACCATCCAGTTTAGGCTGTGAGTAATATGGGAACTTGTTATGCTTCTTGGCATCATACTTGTCGGCCAACATGCACTCAAAGAACTTAGCACCAAAGTAAATAGACTCACCAACAGAGGTGTGATATTTACCCTGGTTCTGTTTCTTTGTATATTCAGACTCAATCTCGGTTAGAACCTGTTCTTCTACCGTCGTAGCATTAGAACGACCAACATTCTTAGCCTCGGGATATATCCAACCCGAAATTACAATCTTACCACCATCGATACCAGAATGTGTGCGATATCCATCCATACCAACATTATGTTCCATCCACCAAACACGAGTCTGGCCTTTGGTGTCAATCTTGTAAAGTTTCGGGAAGGTAACCATTAGCAATCCTCTGATAAGATTTCACGACCAACATCAGGACCCCAATTCACTTCTTTATGAATTTGATCCGAACGAGCCTTAGCACTGTCAAAGATAAACTTAAACTTCTCCATCGGCTCCCAGTCACTTAGATAACTGTTATCACGGTCAAAGATTTGTAGATACTCGGTTTCAGTAATGACACGGTGATTATAGATATCTTCTGCGATATGGTGCTGTGTTAGTTCTTCCATTTTACCTTGATATGGACCACCAGTAATGCTATCAATAACATCATCAAGCGCATAATCATTAGGTTCATGGTCGGGCAGTCGCACTACATAAGCATGACGGAATGTGGAAACAGTTTCGACTAGGACAAGTTTAGACATTATATCAACTCCGTTCGATCAAGTCAAGCAGTTGGGTGAGGAAACGTTCCTCTTGACCACACTGGCCGACAATACCTTCCCAAACTGGATCAATCTTTGCCGTTTGAGCAAAGTCATGTTTGATACGGCGCAGGTCTGCCAGTCGGTTATACAGTTTTTCTTTAATCTCTACCAGAGCAACGTCTGGGCTTTTAGTTAGTGTATCAGTCATTAAATCTCCACGATAAAGTTAGTG